CTGGGTCGTTCCAGAGTATTCCCAACTCGTCGTTTTTGTTGTAGTAGTTATCAACCATATAGGTGATAGTCATGTCTGTTACTGAGTAAAACCCATGTGCCACGCCGGGCGGAATGAATAGGCCGCGGTGGTCGTGGGTGTTCTCGTCCACCATTCCAAGCCGTGTCGTGTAGGTATTGCCGTAAGTGGGGGAACCTTCTCTAATGTCGTGAAGAATAACCAAACACGCACCAAAGGGTACGTACCAATAATCTGCTTGATGTAAATGATAATGAAGACCTACTAGGCAGCCAGCTTTTCTGTCTCCCCTGTTGCCTTGAACCATTTCTCGACCCAGAGGGAACCAGTTTCTCCTGTATGTCTCTACGAAGTACCCACGCTCGTCTCCGTGCTTGTCGGGATGAACTATTAATACGTCTTTTATTTCCGTACACTCTTCAAATTTTGGCATTACTCTACCTCTACTACGCTGTAGTCACTTATCATCAGTTTCAGTGCTGACGGTTTTTGTTCTGATTGTTTTACAATAGCCGAACGTCCTACTAGAGAGTCGCTCATTCTTGCAATATCTGTGACTGTGCTTCCTTTAAGAAGAACGGAGTTTTGAATTTCTGAATTTCTCACAACGCAGTCAGGGCCTATGGATGTGTATGGTCCGATATACGAATCGGAAATTATTACATTATCCGCTATAGATACCGGCCCAATAATTCTGGAATTGTATATCTGAGACTTTCCTATTTTTACTTTTCCGTCTGCCGTAAAAGAGTTAAGAGGGTTGTCGTATATGTCTCGTTCGATAGCGTCAAGAACGAGCCTATTGCACTCAAGAAGAGGGTCTTTTTTGCCAGTATCAATCCACCAGCCATCGAGTATCTCGTAAGCCACTCTGCTGCCAGAATCTATTAAGTTTTGTATCGCGTCCGTTATTTCAAGTTCGCCTCGCGGTGAAGCTTTTATTCTTTTGATGCTTTGATGTATTTCTTTTGAAAACATGTAAACACCAACTAGCGCCAAATTGGATTTTGGGTTGGCTGGTTTTTCTACCAATGTTTTTATTCGGCCGTCATCACCTATTTCAGCAACTCCGAACTGGCTAGCGTCTTCGACTTCTTTCAGAAGAAGTTTTGCGTCGAAACCGGCCATACCGTCAAGTACAAAAGAGGTAAGACTGGACTCAATCATGTTATCTCCTAGATACATGACGAAATTATCTTCACCTAGAAAATCTGAAGCGATGTATACGCAATGAGCCAAGCCAAGCGGAGCGCCCTGAGTTATGTAAGTTATTTTTGCACCAAAAGCCGAACCGTCCCCAACGGCCTCAATTACTTCGTTCGCCGTAGAGCCAACAATGATTGCAATGTCGGTTATTCCAGCATTAACCATGTCTTCTATGCCGTAAAAAAGTATCGGCTTATTGGCAATGGGGACTAACTGTTTTGCGCTCGTGTGTGTTATTGGCCTAAGTCTCGTTCCAGAGCCGCCAGATAAAATTAAACCCTTCATTAGCTCAGTTCCTGTGTCTGATTGGTATTTCTTGTTCGCTCGTTGGTCGCATGATTTAGTGAGGTAACAACAAGTTGTGCTATTTGTCGGTCAAGTGTGCCAACAACCTCCCATGCGTCCACCTCTGCAGTTGAGCACAGTAGATAGCAGAAAGACGGATTATCTGGAGGAAAGGAGTATGCGTAAACTGGACTATTTGTCATCTTCTTCTTCAATCCAACCATCGATTATTTTCATTATATGTTCTTCTGACATATTTAGACTTTCGGCAGTTGGTCCCCACAGCCATTCTCCGTCTTCGTTCATGCCTTTTATTTCAATCAAGTTTGCTTTTCGAAGATGTTCCATATCGTCAAATAAGTCTTCTTTTGTGTACTGTTCGTCCATGTCTTCACTTTTCTCCTATTAATAATTTTTAAGAATAAACACTGTCAATTATGGATTGAACAATATCTTTGTCTTCAATCCTGGTGACTGGAATTCGCTGAGCATGATTATGAAGTATGCAGGATTCAGATTCTTCATACCAAGACACGACGTTAGCTATGGTGACGTTAATCGGTTTTTCGGATTTCATGTTTTTACTTTCTGTTTGGTGGGCCCTCTGGGACTTGAACCCAGGACTGACGGATTATGAGTCCGGCGCTCTAACCAACTGAGCTAAGGGCCCGATTTATTACCCTTTAAGCTCGCATCCTCTTTCGTATGCCCTATGGGCAATCTTGTTCACTTGGTCAGATAGGCGGTCGGAAACACTGCCTGGATTGTCGTAGTCGAGTTCCTCCATGAGCCATTCAAACATTTCATAAATGGCATGCTCCAGTAATTCAATTTGTTTTTCTGACGACTCTGGGATGGGGCCTAGTTTGTATTTGCCAGTTTCCCATTCGCGATAAGTGGTGTTGGTGAATTTTGTGTTACTCATTGTTCTTTCTTTCTTTTTATTTATGTGTGCTTGAATTCGGCATCACAGATTTAGGCGGGATTGGTAATCCCCCAGCGTTCATTCGTAGCCATGTTTTTTCGTTGACTATTTCGTAGGCCCATGCATCCTGGGTATAGCCATGATTTGCAGGGTGTGGTCGTCTGTCGATTAGTGACTTTAGAATTGCTCGCTCTTTGGTTTCTTCGATTGTCACAAACCATCTTTCTGCTGGGTCTGACGTATGCCATATGACGTAAACGACATCGTTCTCAATTCCTGCTTGTGTAAATTTTCCTATGGTTCCTTTATTGTTTGGCATTTTTACCTTTCATAGTGCTTTCGATGGGGGTGAGTATGTTCGCCAAGTCGCATGTATCTCAGGGTCACTATTTCCGTCCCAGTAGGTAGGGATTTCTCCGAGAATTGTTGCTGCGTCGTGTATGTCTGAATCCATCTTGGGGAGTTCTGTATCGAGAGTGTCAAGCCATCCAGCGGCCCAATAGTCTTGCGAGCGTGCACTCATCACTTCAGGCATCCAGATTTTGAGAAGACTTTTTAATTGTTCTGCTTCTTCTCTTGTTTGCGAGAGCTTTTCTTCAAGAGCGTGACAATGCTCAATCCAGAATCTGAGAGCTCTGCGCTCTTCTTCGCGTTTTTGCTCTGGAGGTAGGTCAGGCATTTCCATTTTTTATTCCCTTTTATTTTTGATTGCTGTTTTTATCTAAGTACTCGTGTATTGCTTTTCTGAGAAGCGAGCCTACTGATAGTTTTTCTTTTTCCGACACCAGTACTAGACGGTCGTGAAGCTCTCGCGATATGTGTAGTACTAGTTTTTCGTAATCTGTTAATTTTTTCATAATTCCTTCTTTGTGCTGGAGGCGAGACTTGAACTCGCGTGTCACCATCTACCCTTTCTACACTTTATAAGAGTGAGGGGATACTCCAGCCATCGCTTTTTGTGGCTAAAGAGCGATGGCTATTCGAATGTTTTCTGTTAAGCGGCTTTTGCTGTAACCGCCCCTCGAAGGCACTAGTCCGCCGAATGCGCCGTCTTTAAACATTGCAAAAGCAGGAATTGACATTACGGAGTAACGCTTGCCAAATTCTGGAAACTCTTCTATGTCCATTTTTGCAAATATTACTTCTTCGGCCATTTCTGTTGACAGTTCATCGATGAGTGGTGCAATTATTCTGCAAGGCCCACACCAGGGTGCCCAAAAGTCAACAATGACTGGTTTATCTGCGCTTTGGATAAATTCATCAAAAGTGTTTGCGTTTAGTTCTTTTGTCATTTTTTTAATACTGCTTTCGTGTCTTGATGTCTTTTAATCTAGTCGTAGATTTGATTGATTAGCAAATCCTGAACGTGTTCTTTCATTAGAAGAAAACCACGAGCAGGATTGTCGTTTCCGCCAAGATTTATCTTGGTTGACTCGTTGAATGTTTCATGGTTTGCCCGCAGGTATCTTTTCACGCGAGCAACATCCACAACAACAAAGCCCTGAGACGGAGAAAATACATAGACCCACCATTTGGCCGTGGTTACATTTATTCCACTTTTGTGCCAGATTCTGTTTCCGTCTGCGTCTGTTATGGCTCTAGGGTTCTGGTCGGTTTCTATGACCATTCTCCCATTTCGGTAGCGGTCTGTTTTTACCTCAAAGGAACCGTTAGACAAATCATCAAGAAACCCCTCTATCTCTTTTTCGCTTTGTAGCCCAAACTCTAAGTCTTTTTTGAAGTCAAAAGACCGGGCTGGGATATCGAATGATTCCTTCATTATCCTGCTACTAATTGATATTCTTCTGGTGTTTCACGGCTCATCGTTACGCTCATTTCACCCTTTTCATTGAGGCCATCATCAACAGTCAATCCAAGCATTCCTGCTATTAGTTCAGAGATGTCTTCAGCAGCCATTTGTGTTTCACGAGCCTCTTCCGGACTAGCTGATTCTAGCCCCATAAAGTTAGATATTGTTTCGGCAAATAGGTCTATGAGGGAGAGTCTAAGTTCTGTTCCGTTTTTTGAATTCATGGTTGACATACTAGCGCAGGACGTGTATCGTGTGCTTGTCCAGGAATGACCCATTCCGAGGGCAACCATATAGAAAAGAGATAACCCATGAATTTGGCCCCAATTACAGTGGTCGGGAACCTGACAGCAGACCCCGAACTCACCTACACAACATCAGGACAAGCAAAACTGAGCTTTTCCGTAGCATCTACACATGTTTGGTATGACCAAGCTGGAGAGAAGCAAGAGAAGACAAGCTACTTCAACATCGCCGCTTGGCGTTACTTGGCTGAGAACTCAGCTCGCACTCTCGAAAAGGGAATTGGCGTCATCGTGTATGGCCGCCTAGAGCAGCGTTCATACGAAGACAAAGAAGGCATCAAGCGTTCAGCAGTTGAACTCGTAGCAGAAGAAGTTGCTATTTCAACAAAGTCACTTGAGACCATTGAGCGTCGTCAGCGAAGCGAGAATGCCCAGTCAGCAGCCCCTCGTGGACAATCAGACCAACAGCGCAGAACCCGCCCAAATACCGCAAAGGTACCTGCTGGCGGCCTTCTTGAGGAAATTGACTCAGACCCGTTTTAGTCCGCTCACGGGCGCACTGAGCGTCTGAGAACGGTTTACAGAACCAACAGAACACCCAGCTGGCGAGATTTTCTCAAAGGCTGGGTGTTTTGTTTTGTCCAAGCTTACATAGATATATATTTTTAAAAAATGTTTGAAATATGTTGCAAAAAACCAAAACCTTGTTTATGATTTCCTTACCCATCCACCTACATAAAACTGGGAGTCAATAATGTCAGAATATAGCAAGCTTCGCGAAAAGGGAATCAACCGAGGTCGGCCTAAGCACAGTCCGGAACAAAAGGCTGAATCACAAATGCGCAACTCGGTCCGACAGGAAGCACGTCGGAGGGCTCATATGGTTCTCAAGGCACGTCATGCCGAAGAATTCAATGCAATTTATGAGGCAGAGATGAAAGACCTCGTTAAAGAGCTTTCGACAGCTCAAAAAAACGCACCGAAGAAGTCCGCAAAAAACTAGTCTTCTGTTTCGGCTTCTTTTTTGGCATTCCTGTAGGAGTGTTCTAGGACGGCTATCAAATCGAGTCCTCTTTCTTCTCCGTCATGATTTCTTTTTGAGTCAATGGCGTTTAAGTCAGCAAGGAGTTTTATGTCTGCGTCGATTCCGGGGAAAGTCATATCAGGAGTCCTTGTCTTTGTGATTTTTAGTATTTCTTTTGAGTACTTTTTTCTTTGAGGAACCATAGCTTATTTCTAGCCAGTCGTCAAAGTCCTCGTAAGTTCCAACACTGTGCTGTACGTATCTTTCGTATTGAAACAAGAGGCTTAAGTACTCTTCATTGTTTTCATCAAAACGTGATGGCATAGGAATACCTTATTATCTTTTTCTTGCTTTTTTAGCAGCTTCAGTGTTTGAAACGAACTGGCTACCTTTTCGGCTGCCAAGTATTTTTTTCCTGTTTGTCGCAGCTCTTTGTGCTGGCGTCAGTTTTGCCCACGCCTTTGCTGGAAGATACCTACGGGTTCCGCCCTTACGTATCGCTGGCTTGCCATCTGACGTGCTCCATTTCTCACGAGTCCACGTCTTTAATGAGCGCTGCGCCTTACGTGGAGCCCCTCTGTAGCCTCCACCGGCCTTCCTGTACTCCATAGCCAGTAACTGAGCCTTGCGGGCGCTCCACTGTCCAGGTTTGCCACCTTTGGAGCCAGCCATTATTCTATTTTTTATCCGTTCACGCACGTCTGGTTTCGTGTAGGACATCTTTGCTGTTTTTTCAAGAACATCTGGCGCTCCGTCTGTAAAAACAGATGCGGCCTCTTCGACCCATGCTGGTGAATCTGGGGAATTTTTATGGTCTCTCATTTTTCATTTTCTTTAATCGCTTTTTCCGCTTCACCTATTATCCATGCAGTTTCGGCGTTTAACGTGTAAAGCCATGGATGGGATTTTGCGAAGTCAACGATTACCTGTGAGCCGTCTTCCCCGCTGAAGTCAATCCCTACGAATCTAAGCACGTCATAGATGCTTTCAACACCAGGGATGTCTATCTGTCGATACTTGGCCCAGTCTGCGTTCTCTTGGGAATCGTCAATGTTTACTCTATTCGTCGCCATCTTTTTTCTTTCGAGTCTTGAGTGGCTTGACGTATCTGGATGGCATCGGGGTATTTAAAGACGGTATGTCCAGGAAAGAGGGTTTGCTCTCTTCTGGTTCGGGCTTTGATTTATTTTTCCCAGTTGTGCGTCTTTTTACAGTAGGCAGCCCTCTGGCCCCTATTTGGTTCAGTTCTAAGCTAAAAACTTTTTTCTGGTCTTCTTTTTTACCAAGGGCCATAGTGTTCGTTTTCTATCATGTTTGCTTCTGCTTCCTTAATGTCGTATCTACTTACGTCTGCTTCTTCAATATTTCCAATGCCATAGTAGAGAATCTGTGGAAACTCTACTCTGTTGCCGTTTGAGTAATCCCGTACCCACACCAGACCGTCTCTCTCGAACTCTGTCCATGCATGTGGGAATCTGAGCCCTTCTGCTTCTCCTCCGGTACCAAGAGGATAGCCATGTACTATTTTTACATTTTCGTAGGCATCGGCCAGTTTTCTAGCCTGCTGTATTGCTTCACTAAAGCAGTCACCCTCTCCATCGGGGACTTTTTGATTAAACTTTTTCTCAAATTCGTCATCGTGAAGCTGAACGCTCTTTGGCTTTGCTTTCTTTGAAGGATTTTTGCCAGAGGATAATCTCGTGCTGTTTTCTCCGTCGGTTTTGAGAACTAGAGCACCCTTTTCTTGTGGGTCAAAAGCACCAACTTGGCGAAGCGTGATTATTTCTTTGTAAGTCTTTGTTGGGTCTGGATTTACGCTAACAACTTCAAGTCTTCCTCCAGAAACGTATTCACGTGGAGTCATTCCTGTTTCCTCGTCTTCCATAGCGAGGTAATAATCTTCGTGGTCTTCAGGCAGTGACTCACCTTCCCATTCAAGCTTTATGGTTTCATTCCCCACTTCATCCAGCGTGTCTTTTATGTCTGTTTTTAGTTGTCGTCTCTCTGCCGGGTCTCTGGACTTTTGATAATCATCAACAAGTTTTATAAGCCTGTTAGCAAACTCGGTATCGTTCTCAATATTCTCTTCGTCAGAGACTCCGTTTTCTATATCAGCCAATATTGCTTCTGCAAATTCATTGACGTTGTAAAGAGTGTCGCTTTCATACCTGCTAGAGAAGACTGGCTCAAATGTTCCGCCCGTTTGATATGACCCAGGGAAGTCTTCTAGCACCAAGAGAGCGTCGTTGCCGAATCTTGTCAAGAAATGGTCCCCACTAGGAGATGGACCTATTTCAACAAAAGCAAGTAACGGTATATCTACCTGATTACCGACCTTCATTGTGTCGAAGAACTGTTTTCCTTCTTCTGGAGACGAAAACGCCATTGCTCTATATAGATAAGGCTGTTTTTCGTATCTTGCTTTGTTCGTTAAAGAATCGACAATGCTTGCCATAAGATAGCGGGCTTGTTCGGTTCTCTTTTCGGGAGAAATAGCTGTGTCAAATCTTGAGTTTCCAAAGAACCCACCACTTTGAGTGATATTTGGGTCTCGTTCTGAGTACTCGTCTATTCCAGCAAGTTCGTATGCGGCTGTTCTTATTTCGCGACATGGGTCCCATTGCATCCAGTCTCCACCAACAGACTCTTTGACTATATCGTCTCTGTCTTCTTCGCTATCATCAGGAGATGCTCCAAGAACTTCAAAATCAACAATCTCTTCAACTGTTTTCCATTCTGGAGTGTGTGATTTCTTGCCTGAAGAAAGTTTTTGGACCGATTCAGAGGACTGGTTATCGGCCGTGACGTATCCCTCGGGCATTATTGCATCAGTGAGGTTTGCACCAGTCAGGTTTGCCGCTTCAAGGTTTGCGCCAGTGAGGTTTGCTTGGGTTAGGTCTGCGCCAGTCAAGTCTGCGCCCGTTAAGTCCACCTCAGTGAGGTTTGCTATTCTTAGGTCTGCACCACTTAGGTTTGCACCACTTAGGTTTGCACGAGTCAGGTCTGTATCAGCCATGTCTGCAGAAGACAGATTTGCGCCAGTCAGGTTTGCTTTATTCAGCTTCGCACCCATTAGGTTTGCAGAACTCAATTCTGTACCGCTCAGGTTTGTATCAGTCAAGTTTGCATTCATAAGGAATCCAGCAGTAAAGTTTGCATTGGTCAGGTCAGCACCACTCAGGTTTATATTGTGGCCGTTTGCACCAGTGAGGTCTGCGTCAGTCAAGTTTGTACCAGACAGGTCTACGCTACCCAGTCTTACGTTTTCAAGTCTTGCGCCTTCCAGGTTTGCATTTGAGAGGTCAGCATCTATTAGGTTTGCACCCGTCAGGTCTGCACCGGACAGGTCTGCGCCACCCAGGTTTGCACCACGCAAGTCTGCACGAGACAAGTCTGCGCCAATCAGATTTGAGTCAGACAGGTTTGCGTTATTCAGCTTTGCGTTTGTTAAGTTTGCGCCAGACAGGTTGGAACCAACCAGGCTTGCGCCGGATAAGTTTGCTTCAGTGAGGTCTGCACTGCGTAGGTCTGCGTCTTCTATGTCTAGGTCGCTTCCGTCTATGAATGACAAATCTGAACCAGGCTTTATAAGCTCTTCAATATTTGAAGTAGTTAATTTAGACGCTCTCCCTTCTCCGGCAATAGCTGACATCGATGCGTTTTTTAATCTGTTTCTAGCACGTGTTGCTTCCTCACTGTCGTACGCGAGAATCGCAAAAGCCTTGACCGGCTTGCCAATAACAACTACTTCATCTTCAGAAAGACACCCAAACCCGCTCAATGGGTGTGAAAATATATCTTCAACGGGAACAAAAGCTTTAAGCAGTGTAGGCTCCAAAGGTCCACCTACTTCTCCTCCAGAATTACTAAAACCCAAAGCGACTCCCGAGCTCGTGCTCCATGAAGATAGTGGCCGCATTGTTGTTTCTATCGGTGAAATAACTCCCGGGGTTAAATCTATATTATTCTGAGAAAATCCTCTGTATATGGGTACGTGTGTAACCCCTTTTGTTTTGTAATAAAGCTGAGTAGCATCATATATATTTTGGAGAATCGGTCTAATCATTGCTGATTGAGCATCCGTCAATTCGGGAGCTCCGTCAAATTCGTGAGCCGACATTTCCTCCCTTTCTTCCGGGAGAAGAGCTTTAAGCGGCCAAGTTGACCAACCCACGGCTTCGGTCAATCCAAACATCTTTCTTATTTCATGCTGAACTGCAAGAGCAACCGGGTTTGCGTTGTTGGCCGAGATTGCCCAAGTATGAATAAGGTCGGAAATCAGAGATTCTCGAACAAGTCGTTTTCCTTCGGTTGTCTCTAAATCAAAGAACACAACTCCCGTTTTGTTTGTGTAGCTTTCCCGCTTTGATTCAAAATTTCCAGCTCTAGAACGTACGTTTGCTACTAGATGCTCTTTTAGTGCTTTTTTAATTTCTGGCGAATCAATGTTTGAACTATCTATTTTAAGCAAACCCGAGTCGCGTATTTTCATGAGTTTTTCTGCCGTTAGCCAACCTTTAAACTCAGACATAATATCTGCAAATTTTTGACCATAATCTTCATCACTAATATCAAGAGACGACATTGCATCCATGACGCCCATGTTTACTCCACGACCCAGTAATGAAATTACTTCATAATCGCGTTCTCCCGTGTTGGGATTTATTTCCCCTATTCTGGCAAGCCCGAAAGCTTTACTTTCTTGTAGTTCAACTGCTTCGATAAGGCGGTTTAAAAGTCCACGCCGTGGCTCTATCTCTTCTAGAAACTCTCTTCTAATATCGTCAGTTCCAAGTTTCGTCATTAAATAAGGGGTAAAAAGTGATTTTTCGCTACCGTCTGTAGCCATTAATTCATCAAAAGAGGAGCCAAAAAGTTCGTCAAAGTTTTCTTTTTCTAGCCTGTCTAATATTTCGTCGTAATATCGTGCTCTACCAAGAATGTCGTCATGTATTTTTGCCGAAATAATACGTCCGCTTTTTGTATCAAAAGCACCCCTAGCAGCCGTTCTTCTTTCCGTGCTCGCAGCATCTGCTGGTAGGTTTTTTACAGTTTCGTACATTTTTTGTACTGCTTTAAAAGTTTCCGTACTGTGAAAACCGAAACGGTCGTTGCCTGCAGAAAAAACTTTAATAAAATCTTCAACATCAAAATCTACCGAGCGAGACAGGTTTGCGGTAATTGCTTTCTTGGCAATAATAGAAGCTCTTGAACCCATCCCTATCGAGTCAATACTTCCATAGGCTCCTTTGTCGAATTCCAACGCTATAGACTGTACGTCTTTTAGTAACTCGTTCTTTAAGGTGTCTTCATCAGGTATTGGTAAGGCTTTAAGCAATTCTTCTGACGGTTCGGTAGCGAACGAAACCAGGCCTTCAGGTCTCTCCACTACTGGAGGTTTCCTTTTTTCCTCAACGGTTGCTTCTTCAGTTTCTTCTTTTCTGAATCTTGAGAAAATTGTTTTGCGTTTGTCTTTTTTGGCACCCGATGAAAGGCGATTTTCCGAGCCAGCTTTAGAATCGCTCCATGGAAGGTTTTTTTCGTCAACGCCAATTAGCGTATAAATGTCTTTTCTGAGTTTCTTGCTCAGGGTCTTTTCTGGCATTTCCTTGTTTGGATGCATTATTGCAACAAAGGCTTCTGCCATGGCCTCTCTTTTGTTTATGTTTCCGTAAGAGGTGGATAGGAGAGGCTCATCGGGGTGGGCTCTGAACATTTCTTCAGGGCTTCTTCCAGTCAGGTCGATGAACTGCGAATAGATTTCTATTCTCTTGTCGTCAGTTTCGTAGTCACCGTATTCTTCTGCAACATCAAGCGAAGCTACGTATCTTGGGTCAGAAAGCTTTCCAGTTCCATAATATGAGCGCATTTTTCCTGAAGCGCCGTTTGTTTCCGTATCCCAAAGCGCTCTGTGATGTATCCAGTGTCCAAACTCGTGAACGAGTGTTCCTTCTAGGGACCTATCTATGTGAGCATCTCGTGGTGCCGGAACCCGGTCTGGGTCTAAACTTATTGGGTAAACACCCTTGTCGTCATTAAGTAACGATTCTCTATCTATCAGGGCTCGTGGAGAAATACCTATAGACCCCAAGGAACGATTTGCAAGTCCGCTAACAAATGGGATTTTTTCTGTTCCGCGTTGCTTGGCAAGAAGCTCTAGTCGTTCTTTCATGTCTGGACTGTTTTCGTAAGCGTCCATTCCTTCGCGAGTGAACGGAACAATCAATGGTGCTCCGAAGTTTTGCATTACCCACATAACAGAAGGGGAAGAATCCAGCAGGTCTTTTACTAATTTCTGGGTAGCAGCTATTGATTCTGGAGAATAATCAACAGGAATATTAGTTGAGTCTTTTTGTAGCTCCTCATAGTAGTTCTTGATGAATTTTTGCTGTTTTTTACTGGCTCGCCAGTTTGGTCCAGCAATATCGTCAGCCCACATCTCGAAATGCTCATCAGCATTGACAGGAACAACAACCTTAGAAATTTCATCAGAACTCAAACCGGAAAGCCACGTTGAGGAATACCTACTAATCAAATTTCCTGAAGAGTCTTGAGTTCTGTAGCCAGTAGCACCAGTTCCTTTTCGCTCCTTTGACGGAGCATTCATTGGTATTAATTCGCGCTGTCTGCCGGAAGAAAGACGATTTGAATTCTTTGAGGGAACAGGTCCAATATTGTCTATTGCGTTGTCGTACGAATCTATTGTTGAACGATATTTTCCTTTTTTTAAGATTTCTAGAATTTCACTATCGCTCATTCCGTCTATTGAGATTCTCTCATTATCTATGAAGTCTCGAAACCTTGAGAAATGCTCACCTATTTCGTCGGATATTTCCCTGCCGCTAGTATGTCTTGATTCGTATAATTCCTCTGCATCACGGTTTCTAATTTGAAGATACGTACGAACAACATCTGCATCTGACATTTCTGATTCTCTATAGAATCTCCCTACTTCTTTCCTAATTTCAGATATCGGCGGAATGCTTCTTTTGGCTCTAGCTCCAGAAGAAAGCCTTGTGCTTTCCTCTTCTTTCTGGGCTGAAACAAAAGACTCTTTGTCTGATTCAAACTTTTCAATATCTGCGTTAAATTTATCGTTGTCTGCTTTTAGTTTTGCGTCTCTTTTTTCTTTATCCAAGACGTCAGTGGACCATCCGTTCTCAATGGCTCTATCGATTATCTTCTGCATAACCTGACTGGTTGCGAAAGCGTCGGCATCGGCGTTGTGGTGACCCTCACCTAATTCAACATCCAAATATTCGGTTATTGCAGCAAGACTGCTGGATGGTTTTTTATTTCCGTCTCTATCGGTTATATAGGGACCTTCTGGGCTCTCTTCGCTCCATACAGGCAAGGTCATTGCACTTATGTCTCTTGTGTCAAGATAGCCAGAAGGACGCCAATCTATGCCGTCTCTTTCTAACGCATCTTCAAGCACTCTCTTATCAAACGTTGCATTCTGTACACCAATGATTGCGTCTGGTCCAATAAACTCAGCAACTTGTCTATGGGCTTCCGCCATTGGCATTTGCGTAGCAAGCCATTCGTTGGTTATTGGATTACCATCTGCATCTTTAAGGTTTGCTAAAGACCATTCACCAAGAGGCTGTTCGGGGTTCATGAAAAGATTTAAACGGCCTATTTCTTTGCCGTTCTTCATTCTTACAAGACCAATTTGCGTTGGGTTACCGTTTGTGGTTGCTTTACCGAATTCGTCGAAATCTAATCCGGTTGTTTCGTAGTCAAGAAATACCATTTCGGTTTCGGCATAGCGCTCCTTGAACTCCTCCCAGGAATCAACGCCTTCAAATCTTTCTTGCGCTCCTTCAAGGAAAGCACCCAGCGTTGGTTCGCGCGGGTATCGAGGAGCTCTACCACTGGAAAGCCTTGCTGAACCGCTACTTCCAGAAGAAGCCCCAGCCAGCTCTCTTAGTGGTCTTGAGTAGAAGAATTGAGCATTTGCATTAGAAAAAACTTCGTCTGCTTTAGGAAAATCTACAAACTCTTCTGCCGTGGCTTCCGTCTCAAACAATCCAGTATCGTTATTTTTTCTGTACAGGGAAGATATCTTTTTTCTATCTTCTTCAGAAAACATTTCTGGAGTATTGACGATTGCCTCATCAATTAATTTTATAAAATCCTGCTTATCTTTCTCTCCTGCCCAAGAGAAACCATTTTTTGGCCAATGAACAGCACCGGTTGAACCACTGCCGGAATTACCCCAAGTAATTATGGAACGAACATCAAGTTCGTTGTATAATTTTTCATTTCTAGCATTAAAAACAGACCCAATTCCTTGACCTTGGGCACGATTGTTGATGTAAAAAGAATCGTGAGAGACAATTCGAACGTCTTTGTCATCTCCAGACACCTGAATGAATGTTCTGTATCCCGTCGCAAGAGCCGGTGTACCGTCTTCTCTGGAAATGTATCTTTTTCCATCTTCATCATTAAATATAGCCAAGAGTGCGTCGCTGTACTCAGGAAGTGGCTTAATCCTGAATTCAAGTTGCAGTTCTGTTACTAAGTCACCCTCTTTTATATTTTCTTCATACAGTCCTAATTCATCCTGTTCCGCAAGGTCTTTTTCAGAAGCCTTTTTTACCTTTATCGCTGGCGCATAGGAAGATTGCGGCATTATTTCTACTAGGACTTTTTTTCCTATGTTTAATTGTGTCCCGTCGTCAGCGGTGATGATGACGTCTTTGTCTAGGGTCATCTCGCCTTTAAATACTTCGGCTAACAAGTTGCGAACTCGTTCTTTTTCTAGAGTTCTTTTTTCATCGTCTTTAAGTATTTGTCTCGGCTTTGGTTCTGGCATTCCGGGAGGCCTTGGTGGCGTCGGACCGGTATCAAGCACATAAATATCTTCTTTTTGAAATTCTTCTGACACAATATCATCAAGAAAATTAGCTATCGATTGTTTTTTATCTTCGCTTAACGATGGCTGGGAATCAACTATCTCCTGATATTTTTTTCCAGAAGAAAGCCTTGAGCCGGAGTCTCCCTGCTCTCCTTTGCGTGGTGAAAAGAGACCTTCTTGCGTTTGTGTAGCTTTTTCTGCTTTTATTGGTCCATCCCCACCAGTAACCGAACGCCACCAGTCTCCACCTTCGTCGGTGGTGCCACCAGGGCTTATCTCGTAGTCGGGATTTTCTGTCACAAAAGAATCAAGAAGGGCTTCGGCTATTCCTTGACGACGATATTCTTCATCGGTGAAAACCATTGCCACAACGGCTTTCTTGTTTTCTGTATCCATATTGTAGTCGATGTATGCAACGTTTTTATCCTCGTCGAACGCAGAGATGTAACCGTTGTACATGTCTCTGCCGGGAGAGTCTCCACCACGAGAAATCTCAAACACTTTGCCGTCAATTTCAAAAGACGATACCTGCGCGTATTCGTCGTCTTTTCCATAGCGCGTAACGTTTAGCTTTGTATTACGTCCTTTGCCAGAGGAAAGTTTTGCCGATACGGAGACAGTGGGAGTCGCGTCGGCAAAAGCCCTACCGTCATCAGTCAACGCGTCGCTATGTTGGAGGTCTTGGTCGGGAAATACTTCACGATGAAAGTTAAACATCTCTGTTGCTAATCCACGACGGCGGTGTTTTTCTCTTGTTTCTATTCCGAAAACTTCAATGCCTTTGCCGGATAGGTAGACCTGCATTCCTGCTGATGGTTTAATTTTTCGCTGGTCATCGAGCAGTCCTCTTAGTACATCCCGGTCATCAATGTCCTTCAATGCAAGGGGGGCTTCTTTGTTTGTAAAAGGATTTTTGCCTAGCTCGTTAAATCTGTCGAGAAGGTTGTTTCTTTCTTTCTCAATGTCTGAATCAAGAAATGCGGCTACGGTTCCCGATGTCGTTATGACTATTCTGTATTCTCCGCCTTTGCCTTTGACGTCTTTCGCTTGAACTTTTTTTGACGCCACAAGAGCGCCATAGTCGTGCCGCTCTGTTGGTGAAAGTTGCACCATGCCACTAGAAAGACGAGCAACAGTATTTGGCTTACCTGCTTGACTCTCGGTGCCGACCCATACTGGCTTGGTGGTTCCCTCGTCTGCCCAGCCATCGCCGTCAACGTCTCTTCTCGAACCGGTAGGGTTTCTTTGGCCTGGCTTGCCGCCAGTGGGAAGCTCGATATTGCCGCTTCTTCTTTTTTTGCGCCCTTCGCCGATTGTCGGTCTATTAACTCCGCGAGAAGCTAAATACTGACCAAGTCGCCCTACGGCCGCTTTTTCCTCTTGGTTAGCCGCCAGACCGCGTCTGGACTCCTCGAAAGGGATGGGGAATTCATTATCGGAAGACATTTAGTTAAATAATACCATTAGAAGATATGCGTAAACTAAAGGCGGTTGCCGCATTTGGTGCATATCTTGGCCCAAGGATAGAAACGCATCATTTCCATTGGGTGGTCGCATTCAAGCAGTCTCTTGGCTTCGGAATTAAGAATGTTTCTAATCCACGCAGAAAGGGTTACCTGCTCTATATTGGCAGCTTCTTTCCATCTGCCTCTTTCGTAGTCGTTGGTACGAATAAGGACCTGTTTGTCTGCTGGACCGTCTGAAGCGTCAATTAAAGGCGAGATGGTGGGTGTCAAGGTTTCTGCAACCTTGTCCATAGCTACGCGAATATTGTCAAGTTCTTCATTTTCATTGTTCGATATCATCATCGCTTGGGTCCCTGTAGTTTGGCTCATCCGTTGAGTCAGATACTACTTCAGCGTCGATAATTAAACCTTCATCTTCTTGGTTTTTTCTAAGAATTGCATAAACAGTCTCCTCTGGCAACACTCCAGAAATTGCCATCAATTCCAACAGTTTTCTTGCTTCTGATTCGGCGTCGAAACCAACTGCAGGCATAGTTACGCCTGGTTGTCCAGCAATAGTTGCGCGAACTGTCTGGTTCAGTGTTCCGTCAACGTTTACGTTCACGTTTGTCTGCTCCATGCCAAGCAATTTCGTTCTTCTGTCCATTATGGAAAGAACTTGCTGTATCGCCTTCAGGTCCGGCTCTATCTGCATTTCTGTTCCATCGTCACCGACTATGCGTCTGTGTTGCGTCATGGGCCATATTGCTTGCTGTAGGTTGTCTAAACGCTCCAGCTCCATTCTCAGTACCTCAGGGTAGGCAAGGATGGCTTCCTTGTTCATCTTTTCAAGTTGGCGCTGAATAGACCTAGACACCGAGGCTGAGGAAACGCCAAATCTTCTGGCTATTTCATTTACGGAAGTTCCTGCTTGACGCATTTTGAAAATGCGCATGTCTCTCTCGTTCAGAAACTCTTTAGTAGTAATTGGTTTTGATTTTTCGTCACTCATTTAACAGCCTTAGACCACTCGACGACCTCAAATGGAAATCTGACGCCTCTCTTTATTTTAGTAGGCCATTGGCGCTCGTCACGAGCACCTCTGAAATGGCGTACATCATAAACGTAGCCTCCTAATGCCGTTGGGTCTGGCTGGAGAGAAATACCGAACTCTGGCCACCTAGACCAGACCGCTGAACCAAACGGACGCAGGTCTCTACTTGTCATGCTTGTCCCAAGTGGAGCGTGATGCTCAATCCAGAGAGCGCATTTATAGATGGTTCTAATCGTGTCCAAGTATTTTGCAACTTCTAACGCTATTGACTCAGAAGTTCTGCCACCTGGGTCTAGAAACGCTTTATAAAGAGGACCTATAACCAAAAGCTCAGGCTTGACCGTATCAAGCGCTTCTTCAAGAATCGCCCTATCGCTCGCCTTGAGTAAATCCATACCAGACGGACGAGTTAACAATTCGGCGTTCAGGCGAGACACGCGACCCTGCGACATGGCTTGAAGCGCTATGGAGCGACCAGTTCTTCTAATGATTCTGTCTGGGTTTTCAAGGTCAACAGTAAGTGTTGTGATTGGTTTCATGGGCTGAAACGAAAACGGATGTATTCCAGCCGCTGAAAGAAGCGCAACCTGTCTAGCCAACATTGTTTTACCGACACCTTCGGCAGCAACAACAATAACTCTTTCTCCTTTTTCAATAAGGCCAGGTATAGCCCAATCGTAAGTGTCACCATCGGACTCGTTGATGAAATCGTTCCAGTGAACAAGACGACCAGTGTCTAATGTGAAAGACACGGTAGCCGTTGCGAGAATAAGGCCACTCTTTGCTATTTTTTGTTTATTATTCAGGTCGCTTCTGTCTAAGATTTCTTGAATTTTGGTTAGAGCCAAATCTTCAGGAGAAAGTTCGTCTGTAATCTTTGATTCAGAAACGACTACTTCATTAAATCCATCTGCAGAAGTTTGTTGCGGTTCCTCTTCTTCCGGAATATACGGAATCAGCTCGTCAATGGCTCTACCAGCCTGAAGATGGTCTGTTATGTCCTTGTGTTCTGGACATACCCACACTTGAGCGTCGCATCCCACTGCCTTAAGTTTTTTACAAACATCTAAAGCGTGTTTTAATCCAACCTCGTCTTTGTCGGCGATTATTTCTACAACTAAACCAGCAAGTGGTTCGGTATGAATATCAAGCCATTTCCCAGCACCACCAGGCATGGTTGTAGCAATATAACCAGCGTCAGTCAACGTGTCTACATCTTTTTCGCCCTCCACAACCCATACAGGAGCATCGAACTGCTTTGAGTTTACAACTGCGGGAAGATTATAGAGAACCTTAGGAATGTCGCCGAGACTGTACTCCCAGCCACCCCTGGAGTCTGGCTTTCGCTGACTAAATGTTTTCTTACCATTCTCGTCTACGTATCGAAGCTTTTGAAATATCAGCTTTCCGTTTTCGTCCGTGTAGTCATAGGTTGCTACTAATGTTTGTTTTGTTGAGGGTGTAGATTTTGCGACCACTGGCTTTTTCTGCTGTTCTGAGCTTTTTGGTGGAGAAACTGGACGATAATCTTTGTTCTGTAGATAGTCAGAATCGTCTTTTCGTGGCATCAAATCAGCAACACTTAAACCAACGGCAGTGCATATCTCTTCTACGTTGCAGGACATTCCTCGATGACAGGTAACGAGAACTCTGCCGTCCATTCCTTGTCCAACAGAGAGAGACGGGTTGGCGTCATCGTTTCTGCATGGGCAGCGTGCAATCCATCCAGAGCCAGCCTTGCGAACACCGTCCAATAAGGCTAGAAAATTTTCAGTTTCTAAAGAAGGATTTGTCATCTAGATGGTCACCGAGGCAGGAGTAGGTTGACGGGGACTTTAGGAATCATAATGATGTTTAGTTTTCTTCTCATTTGATGCCTCTCACGTTCTGACGCTCCACCCCATATACCAAAAGATTCGTGATACAAGCCGTAAGACAAACACTCTAAACGAACGGAACAATCTTTGCAAATGCTCTTCGCGAGCACAGCATCTTTTTTTGCTTTGCGATAATTGTCTGAGAATTTTCCTGGCTGAGATTTGTCCGCCATGGGAAACCACATATTGAGGTCTTTTCCGGTGCAACTACCACCTTCGGGAATACTGTCTATACGTTCAATATTGTTCACTAGTAAACCCTGTCTTGCCGTGAAGCGAAATTATTCTCCTGCGATACGGATTACATCGCGTGATGAAAGATACACGACTGCGCTGCGAATCACAAGTTGACCATTGATATCTTCTGAAGCAACATCTACTGCTTCCATTGGAACACCTATTCTAGAAGCAATCGCTGCTCTGGTTTTTTCTATCCGAGTTTCTTGTTCTGCTAAATCGTCATCGTAAAAAACGTTTGAAGGAGAAGGTGCGGTAAAAGACTTGAGCTCTACTTGTTTTTCTTTAGCGCGCAAGCACCACATGCACGCAATATCACTCGATGAAGCTTTGCGTTTTCTAACATCAATATGACCACAAGAAAGCTTGTGCTGATACGTTAGTTGTCCCCATGCTCCTATTTTTTCAATAGAAACAATGGCCCTACGTGGGGCTTTTCGTCGTTCTGTTGTCATTTGGGCGAAGCTTTCCTCTCGGAAAGACTAACGCTTAAACAGTTTTGAGAAGATTCTCTTCAGGGTGCCAACGCGAGCAGGGGCTTCCTTTTTCACAAGGTCTTTAATCTCGTTTGTAGTGGATGAAATGAAATCTTTGAATTCAGATGTTCCATCAACAAAATTAATTTTAATCGTTTCCAATTCGTGCAATGCTTCATGAATTGCTGCTGCTTCAACGGCAGGCTTAACGCTCTTCTTCTTTGGAGCCGCAGCTTTCTTAGCGGGAGCCTTCTTGGCCGGAGCCTTTTTCTTGGCTACAGCCTTCTTGACTGGTGCTTTTTTTGATGATGTTTTTTTCTTGCTATCGCTCATGGCTAAAACAATAGCGTACGGGTATGTCGTACAGGGTAAAACAACTTTATTTGTTTACCCGGATTCCGGGGGTCATTGACTAAGATTTTTTCGTGGAGCAATATGTAAATGATTTTAGTAAAATGGCACTGGCATTGACCTCGGCCCAAATGGCCAAGGATGAAGCAGTCAGTGAACATGGACTAGGAGAAGAGCTCTCGATTCATTTTTTAGCATGGCTAGATAACACCCTCATAGCGATTTGCCAAATGAATGGGGAAACTGGCAAGCTTGACCCTGAAACTAGATTTAATAGATGTAAAGAGTTATGCAAAGTCCTCAGGACGGACATGTGGTCAACTGCGATAACTATGGTTTCAGAAGGATATTGCTCCCTGGACTCTTATAAGACCAAGAACATGGACCTTGCCACCGCTTTTGCTGACCAAAGTCTCCCGGTTTACGAATGCATAACCGTTAGCCACACGTCCATTGATGAAGATACTGACCACGTTTCTCCCGTTTCAATGGTTGCAGCGCCGTACAAGATTGAAGTAGGCAGAAAAGTGAGCTGGAAAGAGGTGTTGGTTTATCCAGAAAAAGCCGACGAATACACTCGCCAGACCAAGTACCCGACCATGCTCCGCAGGGTTTTGCAGATGGACCCAGACGATTCCGTCATTGGAGACAATCTAACCACAGCAACATCTAAGATTTCCGACCTAGGTTTTATAATGCAGAGATTAATTTAAGTAAACTTATATTATGTCTGAATTTTATAACAGCGCTGGATTTGGCGAATCATCGCTCTTTAGAAACGACTCCTCCGGAATAGATATCCACAGGGCAGACAGACAACCATGTCCGGTCTGTGGTCACCCTACTGGGGACTGCGTAGGAGATACTCCCGCTCCGGAGACAATATGGGGATACAACACTTCATCTTCGTTAGACAACTCGTTAACTTTTTATATTGAAGAAGATTATTTTGAAGAACGTGAAATTGCACCCGGCATAATTACGAAGATTCTTGTCTTTAAAAAGGGAAAAAACATTCCTTTGACCACCGCAAAAGAATACGGTTTCATAAAATAAATTTCATCGTCTCTCGACTTTTTCTTTATTCGTTTTTGCGCTACACTCATTTACTCACAGTTATTAAGTGACCTACCTGACAGGAAATTATGAACCTCATTGACGATGAATTTATTGCTTCATACGCGAACAAGCAAGTCCCTTGGGGCTTTAACGGAATGGGTGAAATCGTTTTTTTGCGCACCTATGGTCGCTTGAAAGAGAATGGAAACATAGAAACATGGGCTGAAACAATTCAGCGAGTTGTCAATGGAGCAGTTGCTATCGGCGTTCCTTACACTAGAGAAGAAGCCGAAGAACTTTTTGACCACATGTATCACTTGAGGTGCTCAGTAAGCGGTAGGGCGCTTTGGCAGCTTGGAACCCCAATGGTTGAATCTTTTGGCGGAGCATCCTTGAACAACTGCTACTTCACAAACATTGAAAAGATAGATGACTTTGAGTTTCTTTTCAATTACTTGATGCTTGGCGGCGGAGTTGGTTTTTCAGTAGAGCGTTCAAAGATTCACGACCTTCCAAAGGTCAAATCTGGCGTTGTTATCTCGCACGAAAGAACAAACGATGCAAATATTATTGTTCCAGACTCACGAGAGGGCTGGAGCCGTCTACTACATGCCGTATTGAAGTCATACTTTGATACTGGTAAGTCTTTTACTTATTCAACAATTCTTGTACGAGAGTACGGAGCAAAGTTGAGCAAGATGGGCGGAACCGCATCGGGTCCTGGCGCTCTTATTGAGGGCGTGGAGGATATCTGCAAGGTTCTGGAAAACAGAGTAGGAAAGAAGCTTCGGTCTATCGATGTTTTGGATATTTGTAACATTATTGGTCGCGTTGTTGTTTCCGGCTCGTCGCGTCGGTCGGCGCAAATAGCCGCAGGTGACCCTGACGACGTTCTTTTCCAGCGTGCCAAGAACTGGGGAAGTGGAAACATTCCTGCATGGCGAGCAAACAGCAACAACTCTATCTATGCCGATGGTTGGGACGAGATTCCTGCTGAGATTTGGAAGGGTTACGACGGTTCTGGCGAACCATACGGATTCCTTAACAGAAAGCTTGCAAGAGCCGTTGGTCGACTTGGCGAAAAGAACGTTGACAACTCAATTGAAGGCTTTAATCCATGCGCTGAAATTGGCCTAGCAGATGGAGAGTCGTGCAACTTGTCCACAATCTTCCTGCCGAACGTAGAGTCCGTAAAACAGTTGATGTCTATCTCTCGTCTTCTTTATATGACACAAAAGCAGATAACACGACTTTCTTACCCGTTTGAAAAGACAACCAAGATTGTTCGCAAGAACGCCAGAATTGGACAAAGCGTCACAGGAGTGCTTCAAGCCTCCGAACAGCAGGTTTCTTGGCTCTCCACGACATACGACTACCTTCGTGACCTTGACGCCGAGTACTCAGCAGAAAAAGGCTTTCCGAAGTCCATCCGTCTTACCACCGTACAGCCCTCTGGGACGCTCTCTCTGCTCCCTGGAGTCACTCCGGGCATACATCCGGCCTTTGCAGCCTATTACACCCGTAGGGTCCGTTTTGGCTCGAACGACCCGCTCGTAGAAGCCTGTCGCAAGAGGGGTTACAAGGTCGTCTGGGATATTGGCATCGATGGACGAGAAGACCACACCCGTTATGTTGTTGAGTTCCCTTGTGAATCACCGCAGGGGTCAATTTTGGTCAGCGAAATGACAGCAGTTCAGCAATTGGAGTGGGTCAAGAAGCTTCAGACAGAATGGGCAGACAATGCCGTCTCGGTAACTGTGTATTACAGAAAAGAAGAACTTGAAGAAATCAAGCAATGGCTTTCAAAGAATTACAACGACAGCGTTAAGTCTGTTTCATTCCTTCTTCACACAGACCATAACTTCGTTCTTCCTCCATACGAGGAAATTACAAAAGAAGAATATGAAAAGACTGTCGCAAAGATTGATTTCACTATTCCACTTGTTCAGTCAAAGTTTGACGGAGAAATTGACATGGAAGATTGCGCAACAGGAGCCTGCCCAGTAAAGTAGACACATGGCAGGAAGAAAACCAATACCAGAAGAAGAACGTTTCTGGGAGAAGGTAGACAAATCTGGACCTAATCCAGATTATCCAGACTGTTGGGAATGGACTGGCTATGTTGTGAAAAAATATGGTCACTTTGCAATCAAGCAAGATGGGGTAAACAAGAAACTTGGTGCCCATGTTTATAGCTGGCAAAAAGCAAATGGCAAGCGAGTCCCAGAAGGGCGCGAAGTTTGCCATACATGTAACAACCCTCCATGTGTTCGTCCGGACCATTTAGAAGCTGAGACCCGTTCTCACAATCAGCGCTATTCGGTTACGCACGGGAATCATAAAGAGAGCAGAAAGACGCACTGCAAACACGGTCATCTCTATGATGAGGAAAACACAATCCACAGAATCAGCAAACATACCGGTTTTGTCACACGGGATTGTAAGGCTTGTCACAAAAGATGGAAGAAAGAGCGACTTGCGCGCAGACGCGAGGAAAAGGGAATAGAGCCTAAAAAACTAAACCACTGTAGAAAAGGTCATGACTTTAGTGTTTATGGGGAGAAGTGGTTCGTGAAAAAAAGTGGGCGAAAGTATCGGACGTGCGCGGAGTGTATGCGAATTAGAAACGAAAAGAAAAAAAATGGCTAAGAATATGCCTCTCATTGAAAGATTTTTTCAGAAGGTCGATAAGTCTGGTAACGATAAATTTCCAGATTGCTGGATTTGGACTGGCGCACCAACGAGTAAGGGGTATGGTTCGTTCAAGTACTACCAAGACAGGCCGGCGATTGGGGCTCATGTTTCAAGCTACCTTTTTCATATAGGTGAAGTACCAAAGGGCCTACTTGTCTGCCACCATTGCGACAACCCGCCGTGCGTTAACCCCGAACATCTTTTTCTAGATACAAATTCAGGAAACATGAAGGACATGTTCAAAAAAGGAAGAAATCCCCCTCAGACGAAAAAACAGACTCACTGTAAAAAGGGTCATTCTTTTGAGGAGTTCGAACCTCTTGTATATGTAAAGAAACAGGGCAGGCAAATTGGTGAAGAATATAGGGTCTGCAGGGAATGCAAACGAATCAATGACTTAAAAAGGAAAGGGAAAAACATTGAGTCCATGAAGGAGTACAACCGCGTGAACCGGGACAAACTGAACGAACAAAAGAGAAACCTGTATCATTCTCGCAAGAACAAACCAACCCTCTAGCGTCGGTGGCCCAAGGGATAAGGCAACAGACTTCTAAAAGTAACAATGGTCAGAATCCCAAATGTGTACAATTTAAATATGACCAAAGAATGCCCATCGTGCAAAACCGTAAAACCTAAAAATTGTTTTGCTAAAAATGTAGGAAAAAAAGATGGGTTACAAAGCTCCTGTAGGGAGTGTAGGAAGGTTTATTTTAAGACGCATTATGAAGAAAATAAAAAATACTATATCGACAAAGCGTACGATAGAAAATTAAGGATTCAAAAAGAATTCATTGAATGGTTAGCAGATAAATCATGTATGGACTGCGGAAATAGTGATATCCGTGTTTTAGAATTTGACCATCGTGGGGAAAAAGAGTACAATGTGTCTCACTTGGTAAATACTGGAAGAGACAAAGCGGCATACGAAGAAATTAAAAAATGCGATATTGTATGTGCAAATTGTCATAAAATTAGAACGGCACAACAATTTAACTGGGCAAAGCACTCATATCGGGCCCCATTAACTTAGTGGATAAAGTCAATGCCTTCTAAGCATTTTACGGGAGTTCGATTCTCTCATGGGGCACCAAATCTTACAAAGCCTAAGCCCTGCCCGACGCGCAACGAGTATAGGATTTAGCCATGAATATCAACATAGGTTCAGACCCGGATTTCCAAAACATCCTTGACCGTTTTGCTGACGGCATACCGGCAACCATTGACTGTGGTTATGGCTGGGCGGAATTAATAAGGAAATGCGATACTGTTTTATTTACGCAGGACCCGAATTACACGATTGTGCAAATAAAAGAAAAGTTTGGTGGACTACGTTTTTACTTCAATCTTTCAAACATGGAAGAATATAGTAAAGTCAATTCACTGATTCTTACTATCGAGCAGGATTCTTTCAGCGTATGTGAGAAATGCGGTGAACCAGGATATCCACGCAAGGTGGAGACATCAGGAATGCGTTATACGTCTTGCGACGAGCACGAAATTCATTCCCACATTTCAGGGTTGGGGTGACTCACTGCTTTTTTCATCTTTATAGCTGTTCTTGCCACAACAACGGCTGAAACAATTGCCGCTAGCCAGTTAATGACGTTATTTATCTTTTTCTTCACGTATTGGTCCTCCGGTGACCCAGGCGCGACAAGTTCTCTTAGAAGCGCACTTAAAGTCGAATGCTTCACAGTATCCTAGTTCACCAGCTTCGTCTATTGCTTCCCATTCGTCTTTTCTATCGTCTCCGACAAGTCCGCCTTGTATGCATGACTTCATTTGTGGGGTGACAATAAAAACTGCGCAATTGCCGCATTTCTGTTTCTTAGCCTCTTCGGTGCTTACTTCCCACTCGTCGGCAAGCTTGGACCAGAACTCTTCGTTTTTCTCTTCTGGATTAAGCGGGCCGTAGTCAGCAACAGCGATTGCCTTTTTGCGATTAAGCAGGTTTACCGAAACGTCTTTTGTTGCCGTAGGGCATTTAGCGGATTCGTCTGCTTTCACTTCTATGCGAAGGCCTTTTATGGGTCCTTTATAGGAACCCCATGTATTGTCGTTCATTTTTTAAATTCTTCCCAAGTTTTATCCCCTTGGCCGTAGTACTCACGAGCGTAGCCCGATGAAACTATGTCCTGATTAAGGCATGCAGTTAATTCGGACTTGACGTCCTTGTCGGAATATATTTGAGCCAAGACTCTTCCGTACTTGTCATCCTTGCCGGCGATTGTCTTTAAAAAGACAATAGAGTGCCGTGTTGTCCAGTCTGAAGTAAAACTCTTTGCCTTTAGACCCATTTCCTTTTCAGCCAAATCCTTTGTACGGGATTCTGGAGTGTTTACTCCATAGAGCCTCACTCTGGCTTTGTGGTGAATACTGAACCCTAGGTCTATCATGACGTCGAGAGTGTCTCCGTCTATTACCTTGAGTACTTTTGCTGTGTACCAGTATTGCTCAGCCATTTTTTTGCTTAGCCTTACGACGCTGTTTCATCATTTTTGCTGCCTTAGACATTCTTTTTAGTTCTTCTGAATCTTCTGAAATATAAGACTGTGATGCGGTTTTGGACGAAGGCGCTAGTTCGGAGACACTTCTCCGAAGAGATGCGCGTATCGCTTGCTGCTCTTCGGACATGGATTCATTTAAGAACAACATTCCATCAGGAGGGATAAGTCCTTTAAGTTCTTCTGAATTAATAAATTCGTTATAACTATCTGGCGAAAACTTATTAAAGTAGTCGTAAGAAAAATGTGATTTCTTAGATTTAGAATTCTGGTATCTTTCCAGCATTCTTCTTCCTTTTGCTGCAAGCTTTTTGGCGTCTTCGATATTTTGAGGTACTGGTTCGCCCCAGGCTGCAGCCGATAGAGCCAATCTAGTTGCTCTGCCCTTTTCGTCTTTCATAGGGCCTGATGGGTTTGTGAAGAAACGAGTCAAGAAAGAACCTTTTCTTCTCATCTTTTCAGGAGTATCGGCAGCCCCCTTTACTCCTGGCTTCAAGCTAGCTCCTTCTTTTCTTTTGAAGTAAGCTCGTCCGGCAGCAGTCAGGCCACCCTTTGGGTCTTTAAGTACTGGTTTTTTTGAACCTTTGACTAGTACTTCTTGGAAAACAAAAGAACCGTAATATTCATCGAATATTGGGTGCATTTCAATATGCTTCAGCTCAATCATGGACTGGTTAGCTATTTGCTCAAGGGCTAGTTCTACCTCTATTTGGTCAGATAAGCCCTGAAGTTCTTCAAACGTTTTTTCGATGTCATCAAATGGATTAGTCATATAAGATATCTTCTCATAGTTTTTGGGTTATAAAAGGCAAAAACCCCGCCCGTACCGTTCGAAGGTACAGGCGGGGTTCCGCTTAGTGCTTATTAGGCTGGTGCGTTGTCGAAGGTTACTTCAACGAATGCTTCTGGACGCTTGACAGCAAGCGCAAGTCTTTGCTCTGCAAGGATAACGATTGCGTTACGGACGAAGAAGTCCGAATGCTGTTCGCTGATGCGGATGCTTGCTTCTTCACGGTCGTACAACTGTGCTCCGGTACCGAAGGCTCCAACAAGTGCCTTACCTTCAGTCATTGCAGGAGTGTCAACGATTGGCATACGCCAGACGCGTGGCTCGCCACCCATTGCAACCGAAACTGCGATGAGGTACTGGCCTTGTGAGTCCTTAGTAAGTTCGATGTCTTCCCAGTCGTTCGGGTGAAGAACGATGCCGCTTGGCTCGTAGTAAGCAAGGAAGGAAAGGGTTGCCGCACGGCGAAGCGCGTCAGCCTTTGTGTCCTTCACTGGCAGAGTTGCACCGCTTGACCAGTTGTATGTCTGGATGTTTGGTGTGTTACGAACGCCCAACAAGTTTTCACCAGTACCGTTACCGTTAAGGATTTGGTTATCCTCAAGGAGACGGAGACCGTACATCAATTCGTTGTCGATAATGCTTCGAAGCTGTGGCTCGTCTGCAAGAACGTTGCGGTGTGCTGCTTCCCAATGTGCAAGTGTGCGCACTGGAGCCTGCTCACCAACGAAGGCGAATGAAGACTGTGGCTTGATACCGAATGCGGTATTGCCGGCGTTGCGCTCTGCAACTGATGATGCACTGTTTACGCCTGCTCCAGCCTGCAAGGTTGTGAAACCAAGCTGACGGAAGTATTCGATAACAGCAGCGTTTGTCTTGCGAACTGGGAACAAGTCACGAACACGCTTTGTACGTGTTGGTGGCAATACCATTGGGTCACGCTGTACGGAACCAAATGAACCAAGACGGCTATCGGTTACTGCTGTTGTTGGCAGACCCGAGTAAACGTCCTTTACGTTGTAACCAGAAGTGTATGAAGTCAACGATGCAGCAATTTGCCATGGTGAAACCATGTTTGCTCCATTGCGGCCACCATTAAGTGCCTTGAACTCTGGTGAGTCAGTGAACATTTGTCCAATTGACTTGATTTCACGTGAAGACAAGCTATTGAGGTCTGCTGCGGCGGCAGCATAAGCTGCTCCTGCAGAATCGCCTGATGGCTGTGATGCCCAGTTGTCTACTTGGTTCATGGTCTCAAGGTCTCCGAGAAGGCCCTTGATTTCCTTGATGTCGCGCATGTTCTTGTCGAACGCTGACTTTTGCTCAGGAGTAACGACTACTGTGCCGTCCTCGATTTTGAATGAATCTGCGATGGTCTTATTGTCTGCCATCTTTGTGCGAAGAGCTGATTGAAGCTCTTCTGTACGTGCCTTGTCTTCCGACATTGGGTTCTCCTCTTATGAGTTGGGTGGGGTTTGTTTATTGTTGGTTTTTCCAAGGCTTAGGTAAGCACCCAGCTCTTATGTATAAACAAAAATAACAGATAATTGACACCTCTCGGTGTAACTAATAATATTTTGCAATTAAAGTACGTAAATAGATTACGTTACTTACCAATGAGTTCTCGCGTGAGGGATGTTTTCCTTGCGACGCTTGACTTTGGTTTTTCGCGCAAGACGGTCCTGACAGCGTTTCTGGTTTCCCGTTCACGCCTCTTGCTGATGTTTCTTCTGCCTAAAGATGTTGAACCAGTTCTATTGGAATAATCAGTCATATTTGTACATGGCATCCACACCGTGCGTCCTGACTTGCTCACTCTTCTACTGATTCCTATGCACCCAATCTGGCGAGAACGAGCCTTGGCTGATTCTGGGTCAATAAAGACGTCTACGTCGTTATCTCTTACGAACTCTGGGCCGACACCCTTTTCTTCGCAGCATTCAATAGATTTACCACTAAAGGAAGTAGACGAAACGATGCCTCCACCTTCCAGTGAGCCAATTCCCCGTATTGGCGCTTCCGTTAGGTTTTCCCAGCCGTCAGAGCGTCTTTTTTTCTTGTTTTTCCCAATACTTCTTTTTGTTCCCGCTTCTTTAGCTCCTGGAACGACACTTCTCCACCTTGATGTCTCGGCAGTGTTTGAGATTCTTTCCATCTCTTCCATGGAAGCACAGGGCATCCATCTTCCTTCTGAATCCTTGTGTGCGCCGGAACACCCTATGTCTTGAGCAAGACGCAGAGCCAATGCTTTTGCTTTTGCTGGAGATTTACCTTGCATGTTTTATTTCGTTTCTAGTGTAAGAAACCCGTGCTGAAATTGATTCCTTTTGGCCAGCCGTTGCTTCTCGGGTAATGCTTTCTAGAGTCTTGGCTCTGCGAGTCAATCGACGACTTGAAGAAGTTTCTGCCGTTTTTCTATTGGCTGTTTTTCTAATAAACCCTTGACCAAATTGTCCATATATGAGTTCTGTCTCTATTTGTCCAAACTGTGCTTTAGGATGAGATTTAACAGCGCGAGATTTTTCGTCAAAAAAAACTTTTCCTGACTTTATTCTTCTCTTGAATTCTGATTTTTTCTTAAGGTTTTTAAAGTTACTGGTCTTGAAAGAAATAGCGTTCAGTTTATTGACCGCGGAGGAAAACGACCGGATTGGCGTATTTTCGATAGGGTCACGATTTGAGCTTCTCTCGTTTTTTACAGTAGTGATGTAGCGGTACGATTTTTTCTCAATTGCTTTAGAAACAGGCTCGTCCTCTGCTATTTCTGAGTTTTCGAAGAATCCGGTAAAAATAAATCCATCAGGCACTGTTGACTTAATGTTGTAAGCGTCAAAATTAAAATCAGAAACAATTGATTTGCCATATTCGGTAATTGCTTTTACCTGAATTTTTTCGTTGTTTGAAGTTGCCATAACATGAGGCATTCCTCCAAAAACATCCTTGATAAAACCGATTTTCATTATATAGCTCCACTAATTAATTTTTTAAGAGTATCTTTTCCAGCATTTAAGTTTTCTAGTCTTGCATCAAACAGTTTGCCAAGAATATTTATATGTATTTTTTCACCCTCAGAAAGGCCGTATTTTGATAGAGATTTTTGAAACTCTAATGAGTTAAATTTTTTTGCTCTTTGAATCATTACGGACAAAAACTTCATAAATGCAACTCTTTGCTGCGCCTTGAGCGACTGATAATAGTCAGAATACGAAGGAGTGAGCTGTGTTGCGTAGAAATCATTTAAACGCAAATTCATACGTTTTGTAATTTCTATCTTGGACAAATCAACGAGTCCAGATGTTGCGTTTTGCCCTGCTATAAGTCTTCTTGCATCAGGAGTATCTATGGTGTAGATAGACGTAAGTGGGCGTTCTCTTTGGTCGGTCAGGTAGTCCGACACCATTAATGCAGCAACGTCAGAAGGCTCAAGCTCGTTGAACTTTATCTCTGGGTTGAAGACGCCACCAGGGATTGCGCTTGTAACCTCTTGTCGTAAGAATTTTCTTACTTCTCCTGGTTTGTCGGCAAAGATTACGTCTGGTGATTCCAGTCCTAGCTGCTGTTGAACGTCAGCAGCAAATCTTTCTCCAATATGCTGAAACCTGTTTGGCTTATTGTAAAGAAACAAACGCTCTGTAGGGGTGGCGATAGCAACTATATTGTTGGCAAGCTTCTGTTTCTGAATCACGCCTGACTTGGATAAAACTTTGGACATAATTTTTGGGTCAATATCTGACATTGAACCACCATTGATGAGATGCTGAACTGCTGAATCTACATTCGATATCAGCTTTCTACGTGGCCCAAAAGATTCTGTATCACGCGTAGACGAAGACTGGGGTTGCGTCATCATGCGCTTTCCCCACACCTGTGATGCCCAGCTGATTCTGCCCTTGACTATTTCGTTTGGATTTTTAACTCCTACGAAATCTTCGGAATAGAGCATGCCGTCACCAATGGCGTCAGCTAGTGCTTTGAGGCGTTTTGAAGGGTCTCTTGAGTTGTCGATTGCAATAACTTGATTTAGTGTTCTTCCAAGTTTTCTTCTTTCACCAACTTCTAGCGCTCTCGCTTTTTCTAGCGTGACAGACGAGCCGCCCGGGAGTACATAAATTAGAGAAGTCACTCCAGTGTTTGAAAGGAGGCCCAACTCTTCTCCTCCGATGTCTTTTGGAGAAAGGGCTGACATCACGAAATATGCTCCCTCCATGTCTCTGTTGTCAGGGATTGCTCTTAGTACTTTGTTAGGAACAACTGGTTCAAGTACAAAGCCGTCACGACGAATCATTCTTCTTACTTTTAAGCCCGATTCTTTATTGAACTTTCCTATTGAGCTTATTTCTTCTTTTAGCCTACTTAGAGACGCACGACTGTTGAAGGCTCCAACCTTAGGTATTTGAGGTGCGCGAGACAGGATAATTGAGCTGTCGTAAGGTGACCCTGTTAGGTCTCTTCCACGTGTTTCTGAAGATATTCCGGAAGTAAGGGCTCCTCTGGCTGCCCCAATTGCTGCACCGAGAGCAGAGGGGATTGCAAAGAGCTTTGCACCACAAGTAGAAAGCCTATTGTCTGTAAATCTTCCACCGTATTGATATCCCTCTGGGCATCGATGAGCCCTGTTTTGCCCAGGAAGTGAACCGCCACGACCCCCTGGGCGTCCTGGGGTTATTGTTCTGTAAATAGCAGAACGTACTGGTGAGCGCAGTGGGCCAGAATCTCCTGGGACCGCCACGCTTAACGCCGAACTTCCCAACTGTCGCAAAGCGTTCGCCTTAAACTGCATTCCACTAGATTGCTGATTACGCTGAATTCTTCTGGTGTTGCCAAATTTTCTAGACAAAGCTTTGTAATCGGTAATTTCTTGAGTTAACGTTTTTGTCCCGCGGATATAGTCAATATTTTGTTTTTGAGCAGGGTTAAACAGTAAAACCCTTGTTACTAGTATCTCATTCCCGCTACAGCAGTCGTTTGCGTTATCCACAGCACTCATCCTCTAGTGAAGACGTTTTCAGAACCTGAGAAAAGGATTTCTTTCCGGATTCGTCTTCACCCTCTATTTGCCAATTTTTGTCATTTCTTAAGAAGGTCACAAAATCTTTTTCCATCTCGCAAAACTCATTCAGAACCTTCATAGCGTGGAAAATATCCGACTCTGTTACGACCGAATTTTCGTTTGATTTAAAATCAGTATCTGGTTGTTCGTAAAAGAACAAATCAGAACCAAATGGTGAATCAGATTTTTCTCCAGAAGTCCTAATCATATTTTTAGGCTTTTTCCCCGAAAGGGAAGTATTGAACTGAGAGTCTGTCCAGTTGGTCAGTTTCCGGAGCTTCTTCCTGCAGTTCTTCATACCTGGATGATGGCAACCTTCGTTTGGCCAAAGACCAGTAGTTTCGTGATGCAACCAAGCACAGATATTGTTTAGTGGGTACAGTTCTGGATGGTTAACCAGAATGACCCGACACCTACGAAAGCCGCCTGGCTTCTTCATGATGGGACGCCAGTATCTGAGGAGGCGCTCAAGGTTTCCACGCCTTGGTCCTCTACCACGCAAGATGTCCCCAGTGACAAGCTCTTGGGGCAACAAACCGCCAAGAGGGTCTGCCTTGATTCCGTCACTGTTCATCATTTATGGCCTTTTCTATACTTCTCATAGTCTTAACTGAAAGCCACGCAAAGTCGCGTTCTTCTAGCGACTTAAAGGCGTAATCGTTTATGTTTAACTGTACCACCTCGCTGCAGCACGAGTTGGAAAGCATGCGGCGAGTGATTTCGTCCAGTTGGAAAGACTTGACGGACTTTTTAGTTTTGTCTATCTTTTTTTTGTTTTTACCAAGCGCTGAATGCATTGGCATTGAGTCCATGAGTGAATCGTTTATTGGACGTGTTTTCTCAATAAAGGTTTCGTACCATGCTCCCGACAAGGGGTCTTTAGGGGAGTCCCATACGAACCTTTGAAAAGGAGTGTTTCGTAGTTTTGTAAGATTTCTAGCCGTACTTGACAAGTGCATTAAATCCATTTTTACAACCGAGCCGTCAGCTTTCTCGACAGCCGCGTCCTTCTGGCCTCTTTTTGCGTCCACGTCATAATAAACACGTGAATCCCCAAGAAGTGCTACAAGTGCGGCTCTCATAGTTTTCCTCCGAATATAGATGTAACTTTTGGCTTGTTTGTTTTTTTCATTTCTTTGAGCAAGTCTTTCGCTGCTGCAATAATTTCCTCAGCTATAGAGTCCTTGAGGGTTGACTCAACAGACTGGCCTGCTTTGGCGCTCTTAGAGTGAGAACGAGCGTCTTCAATATTGAAACCATTCGGGTGAGCAAACTTGACATTATTCAGACCACGCTTGGCAAAGTCGTCTTTCATCTTTTGTGACGCTCTGTATTTACGCAGCATAGACATGCTTGCTGTATCTAACGATTGTCCCCCGCCCATAGAGTAAAAGTATTCAATTTCTTCTTGAGAAAATCCGGCTTTTCTTAACTTGTCAGCAATCGATACGGCATCAACAACGTCGGAAATGTCTTCTTTCGCCGAGGCGGCCTCAATCTTGCTCAACGGAACGTTTATTTGTTCGATATCAGCAACGTCAAATCCGCCCAAAATCTGAGCCTCAAAAGGTTCCCTGGTGGAGCCTTCGGGTAGTTTCTTGTCGAACGAAGATGGCATTTTTCCACTAGAGCTTCTTGATGCGTTTGCGTTTGAAAAATCGTTATTCAAAGAAGAAGAGAGCATGTGTAAAAGGGCTTCTCGTTTTGTTTCTTCAGCGTTTACTCCGTCGGCATTAAGGATTGCGTCAGCTACGTCGTCCCTGTTACGTGAGTTAAGCATTACGGGCCTGTGAGCCGAAGTGAGAGCATTGCCTCGTCCGTAAGCGACCCGGTTTGACACTCCAGGGCGCAAAACTATTTCCATATCACCCAAGGCCGTTAGGCCGTCTCCAACTAAATCTTCGTCCCCTACTTCAAACACACCATCTGGTCTGAGATTTCCAGGCATTCCGCCTTTTGTAATCTGAGCACGTTTTGCATCTATGTGAGATTTATGAACGAGATATCCACTTACTGGCATCATGTCTGGGTCAAGAGAGCTTGGTAGACCTATTCTTGAATAATATTCGCTTGCGTAGTTTTTAGGAGACATTCCTACCGTCTTGCCTGAAGCGGGAGCATCGATAGTCTTTCCACTACTAAGTCTCTTTCCTTTACGCATTTTTGCCAATCTGCCAACAGATTCTCTTTCCGCGGGAGCATCTGGCGAACGTTGTCTCCCTGCATCACGAATGGCTGCATCAAGCTCTAGTTCACGAGCTCTTGCTGCTGGGCCGGGTCTTCTTGTCAGAGCACTAGTCTGTCTTTCCTTGGCTCGTGCTGCGTAGTCTGGATTGTTTGAAAGACCAATCGAGCCAAGCTGAACAAAATTTCCTTCTGCGTACTTTTCGTCCACAAGGGTGCCCACGTTTTTGGTCAAACCGTCCATGAGTTGAGATATTTCGTTTTTACTAATGTCGGTTATTTCTCCCTCTTTCCACTTGTTTTCAGCTCCAAGGCGCGCTTCTTTAATACCCCAAGCGTCTTGGAAGATTTTTCCTAGGGTCAAAGCTTCAATTATGTCCGTTTGTATTTCATTAACATTCAAAGGGAGTCGTAATTCTTCCGAAAGTGAACTGTTTCCTACGTTTATTCCTGCCCACCTATGGTGACCGTCAACAATAAACCCATCACTTGCAGTAAGGATGGGCTGCATAAACCATTGCTTTTTCATTTCTTCTAGGTATTTTGTTCTAAAGTCTTCGTCCGATATTCCAGGATTATCAGCTCTTATGCCCTCGGCAACTTCTATGGCTTTTTCTTGTATTTGCCTAGCGGTACCGTCTACTTTTGATGCAACTAGCTGCTGCTGTGATGGAGCATAATCACCAGGATTTACCTCTTTAAGGATTACCGAAGGTTCGCCGTTTTCTGGCTCAATAACTCCATTTAGCCATTCTATGAATGGTGTCTCCAAGTTTACTTCAGTGTCGTTCCAGTCAGTGTTTTCATATAGCCAATTTTTCGAAGCATCAGACATTTTGTCGTAAGAATCACCCTTGTGTTGTTCTTGTGTTTTGTCCCCAAATTGATTCCTTAATGAATGTTTTTCTGAAACTATCTCATAAAGTTTTTTTGAAATCTCTTCGTCTGTTAATTCTGGTTTACCCTTTTTGACTAGACCAGCGTTGGCTTTAATTACTGCTGCATTAAGTTCTTCTGCGAACTCTGCGTCTACTGCAGCGTTTCTTTTTATAGTCTTTGCAGGTTCAAACTTTCCGGCGGCTTCTCCGGCTTTAAGCGCTCTTACCGCGACAGTATCGTAGCCTGCAGACCTTCCGTTTGTCTGAGGCATTTTTTCTCTATCAATACCGATATGCCCCGAGCACAGCAAGTTTTGTGCCGGACTATACAAAGCGCAAAGGTCTGCTTGATAGCTGTCTACGTAGTTCTTTTCCATTTCCTTGACAACTGCAGGGTCTCCATAGTCTAAATCTGGAGAATCTTTTTTATACTGTTCTTGATACTGAACCCATTTAGGGTGAGGGTTTTGGGCGTCAATATGTTTCTTTGCAGCATTTTTAACTTCTTCTTCAAATGCTTTTTGTGATTGCTCGGTCAATCTTAGGTCCTGGTCTTTAACAGCAACGTGATGCCCCAACATCATTAACGCAATAGCTGTCGGCACGTCGTCCACTTCATAAAGCGAGTCGTTTGTAGCACTTACTGATTTTCTCTTAGATTTCTTTACTTTCCCACCGAAAGACGCAGAGAGTTCTGCTTCGGACATGTCGTCTAAGTTTTTTCCGTCGGCGTTAAGGACTTTGTCAAATATTTCAAAAGCCTTAACTGCAACTTCTTTTTCTTGCCTTTTTCTTTCAGCTAAATTCTCTGAAGAATCAATAGTTCGGCCGGAAGACAGTCTTGAAGAGCGCTCGTCTGGACCCATTCCTGAGTATCTTTGCGCTCTGCGTGATGTTCTTTTTGCTTCATCGTCTGGAGAAGCAAACGGGGACCTTATGGAGCCCGTGGAAGAAAGTCTCTCAATGTCGTCATCTGTTGCGCGAACACGTACTCTTCTATCGAAACCTTCATGCATTCTGTATGCAGTATTCTCGGCTCTTGCTAACAGGTCTTCTTCTGGAGTATCGGCGATTAAACGAGCAACGTCTGGGTGGATGTCACCCCTTGACAGTGGGTCAGCCGAGTCCCCCTGTCCTCCTCCAAGAATGGATTTAACTTCCCTAACCTGAGAAGACATTGACTTATTTCTTAATTCTGTTCTTTGCTTGCGCGTAGCGGGAGCGCCCAGTACGTCTTTCTTTCCAGAAGACAAGCGGGAACTTGAGTCATCAGACGACAAGTGAGGGGGTAGTTCGTCAAAACCTTCTCCGAAAGAACCACCAGCGTCCACAACCTCGTCTACAACTGTTTTGCTTGAGGTTTCTGAGACGGAATCGTAATCACTTCTTGAACCCGTAGATTCCTTACCTGATTCACGGCGCGAGTTAACGTACTTGTCTGCTACTGCTTTGATTTTTTTACCGTGGCTCTGCGCCCAAATTGCATCAGTTTTGTTTGTCTCCAAACTGTATGCCATGGAGTCAATGACCTCAACAGAGTCTTTTTGATAAGACAACTCTGCTCTTACTGTTCCGTCGGGGTCTATCCCCGTAATGCGAAGGCGTCCAGGTGGAGCAACAAAGCGTTGGTCGTCTTCTCCTGCTGAAGGAAAGAGGCCTCTGTCTCCCTCGCGAACCTGTACAACTACGCGGCGAGCGGTTTTCCCAGTTTCTTTGTCGCGAATTCCTTTTTCTGGCATGTCCAGCTTTTTTGTTTTCGTCGTCAGAACCTTGCCGGAAACAAATTGAGGCATTTCAATTTCTTTGCCTTCAATTTTTCCTCGTAGAACTCCTGAATCGAAATCAATAACTGTTTCTATCTCGAACGGGTCAGCAATAGACGTTCCGTCGATTACTTCCATGACTGGAATTAGCAAATTTTGAACTTGCTGGACAACGTCGCCTTCTTCAGATGATTTTTCATCAACCGTAAGTCCCAATCTCTTTATTCTGGCGTTTCTTTTGTTTATTGCTCTTCCGGCCCTGGTCTGAGCCGCAGGGTCAAGCAGTTGTCCTACGTCCGAAGATGCAATGTCTCCGAGTTCTTTGACTGCTTTTTTCTGCTCTGCAGTTCCGCGAACCCGGCGACGTTCTTTTGTTGCGTGGTCTTTTGCTTCTTGCTTGCTCTTTAAGGACACGTTCTTTTTTGCTGGAGGAGAAATTAAATCCTTAACACTCTGGTCTAGGTTTTTCTTTAATTTGGCAGTCGTCGACTTGTCTCCTGCGTCACGCATGTTTTGTACATACTGCTCTTTTATGACGTCAATCTTTTCAATTAGGTTTTTAGCCTCGTCGGAAGATGGGTCAAGAGTGCTTAGGTATATTTCGTCATCAGCCAGGCGTCGAATTATCTTCTTCTCTGGCATTTTTTCTACAGACTTACGAAGGTCGTCGAGAGCTGCTATTTTTGCAAGTTCTTCAATTTCAACATCATCAAACAGTCCTTCTCTTTCACGGACTGCCTTAACGGATTCTTTAAATCTGTCTTTTTCTCCTCTAGCTCCGATGCCGTACTTTTTTCTCCACGCTTTTGATGCTTCGTTGTATCTAGTGTCGTGGAAGTCCAATTCCATTTGCGTTTGCTTCTTAAGATTCTCTAGATATCCCCTTATTGACTCTTTCTCGTCTTCAGGCAGGGACGGGTCAATCTCGAAATCATTAAGTTTCTTTAACGTGTTATTTGAAGCATCTCTCTGAGATTCAATAATTGCAGCTTCTGAAATCATTTCATCTTCAGGAAGGTCTTTGAATCCCGTCTTGAATTGTTTTATTTCCTCACGAAGAGCAGAAGCAATGCGTTCGTCCCTGTCCCCTAGCGCTTCTGTTATGGATTCTTCCGGCATGCCGTCCGGAACGACGGAGTCTGGACGAATAGTGAACACGTCGTCCATGTCAACAAGCGCTGCGGTCTCGTCACCAAGAGCTCTGTCAATCGACGCTCTACTATCGCCTATGTCGTCCATAAAGGCTAAAGCTGCGTCAATGTCGTCTCCGTATATTATGCCTCTCGCGCGAAGGGCGTGTAGTTCTGCTGCTACTTCAAGAGCCCAAACCTCTGAGCCTTCTTTGTATGCATCTCTTGGATACGCTCCAGCAAGAGGTGCCACAGATTTGATGCGCTCCATGGCGTCTTTTAAGGAATCCAGGTTTATGTCGTCCGCTACGTCGGTCATTATCGCCATAACGTCATCGCCGGACAGTCTGTAGATTGAGTCTACGTTTCTTGTCCCTTTAACGATTCCGTTTCTGTCTACTATGGGAACAGATATGAAACCTTTGCTGTCTATCTGTTCTTGAATTTTCGCCATGAATACTTGAAGCTGAATACTATGTGCGTGCTCGTGAAGCATGATGTGACTAGAGAAAGAGTAGACACCATCAATTAGTCCAGCCATTCCTCTTGCGGTATGGTCTACGTTGACAAGAAAATCTGCAACCGCTAAACGACCTTCGGCTTCGCTTCGTGCGCCAATCGCAGAAATTGCCAATCTTTCATCTGGTCCCATGTTTGGAAGCATTGTTTCTTGATTTTGTAGAATTTCTTTCATGTTTATATGAATAACGCTACGTAGTTCTCCGGGAACTTTGCCCATTACGGGGTTGCCGGCTTTGTCAAGAACTGGTGTTCCGTCTGGTTTTAATCGTGGAACAATAGAGGGGGCATCTCTGTACATTCCTGTTCCAGCTTCGTCATCAGATAAAAAGTTATATTCAACTCTTCCAAGCACTCTCGCTGTTGATGGATTTTGCATGAATTGGTCCAAGAGTGTTTCGAACATTGCTCGTTCTGTCTCTTGATACCTTCTAATGTCAGAATCAATAAGTCTTTTTTGTTCTTCGTTTGATAAACGATTCCACCCTGAAACTGATTTAAGTCTTGCTTCAGTAAACTCTCTGACTTCTAAATCAGTTAGACGAGATGCGTCTCCACCAGAAGAAGTGTTTAAAATCTTTAAGTCCCATCCAGCAGCACCGTCACTATCAACATGCATCTTCTGTAATTTTTCGACAGCCTGGAAATGAGCATTTGGGTCACTGGGGTCGATTCCTAAAGCATCATAGATACGTACTGCTGAGGCTTTTTGTCTCGCAATATCGTCCTGTGCACGTATTGCTCCGTTTTTGAACAGACGAAGATTTTCTGTGACAGGGGTGTCGCGCCATGAAGGCGGCTTTAATTTGTCTCCATAAAGGTCTTCCCAGTATGCGCATCGGGAAATAAACTCTGGACTTGCAACGCCTCTTGCTTGTTGACTGCCGCCGTATAGGTAACCAAAAAAAGCATTAGCGTTTGTTCTCAACCCCTCGTATTCGCCTTCTGCCGTAAGTCTGGCTGCTTCCCTTGCTGCGAAACGTGAAAACTTTGAAGCACTAAAACCGAAGCAGTTGGAACCAGTTGCGTCAGTGAACTGATTTGCTGCCGGAGTTCCTGGAGGGCATCGAAACTTGTTGTTCTCGTCTCTCAGGATACCAAAAACAGCTGCTGCTCTACTTAAAAGAGAGCCTCCCGGAACTCGTGATTCAAGACTCGCGCCTGGAAGTCTTTTTTCTTCAGGATTATCGATTTGATATTTTCTTTGAGCATTTCGTCTTTCTTCCATGGTCATGCCGGAAGAAATAGCAAAAGGGTCAATTATCTTTTCTGACTCAGGGATTATGTCGTCAGTTTTTGGATTTACTTTAAATTTTCGTAACTGAATCTGAGGTTCTGATTGAATTCTCGAAATCATTTCCTGAAAAGACTTTGGTTGATTTTCGTCTCTAGGAATCCAACCCACGTTCGGCATGGTTCCCATTCCCATGCGCGACGTATACGACGGGCTTATGACAAGACGAGAGCCTGGTTCCCACTTGGCTGATTTGTCCCAGCGATAGCCGAACTCATTTGAGGCAACACCGGGACGAGTGTCTCCAGTGAATTCTCTTTTTTTATTATCAGTATCTTCGGCTGTTTTTTTTCTTAAACTAAAAACGTCACCGACTGCTTTTAATGCAAGTTCTGGCTCTAGTCTTCCAGTAGATACAGAAGAATTTATTGACTGCCTAAAGCGAAGTGCTTTTTCGTTGAATCCACCGCAGCACGACAAAGGCACGATAAGCCGCGCCGAAACTACGATTCTTTCCCTATTTATAGGGGCATCCACCATGGTGGTGCTCCCTTCCTAGATTTCGTCGACTGAATCTTCAAGCAATTGAAACTCAACAAGGGAAGCCATGAACTCTGCATCGCTAACATCTTGACTCTTTTCGTCACTACCTGCTAACCAGTTACCAGGAATAAGACTTTCAAGCTTCAACGCCTGAGCTCGCTTCATGATGTGCTTCTTTGCTGCTTCTTTATCTTTTGCGCGGCCATAGGCTTGGATTGCGTTTCTTAGGTCAGTCTCTGTAGCGATTGGGTATGAACCGTCTTCAAGAGCGGTTCCTTCCTTGGCCATTTCCATACGACGTTCTTCAGAAAAGGCTTGCTTGATAGCTATCTCTGCAGCCTCTGCTTCAATGTCCTCAATCTCGTCTGCTTCGTACTTGTCGTAACCGAGAACTTCTCCGTCTAGTGCGACGAACACATCGTAGGACTTGCCGTCAAATCCTTCTATTTCTACAGCGTAAGCATCAAAACCTTCGAACACGTCAGGCTCTACTGCGATAACTGTTCCGTCAATTGACTTAACTGCTATTTCTGCTGCTTCCGTGAAGTCAACAAGAGTGTACGCACCGACTTCTGATTTCTGCTCAAAGCTTGAAGAGTCAAGCTTGTGGAATCCAAGCATTTCTGCGCTGCTTCCGTCTACGAAAACTTCATTAATTGAACCATCTTTAACTTGCACGTCAATTACGAACATGTCTGCATCTGACGAGTATCCAGAATCTACAACGACTCCGTCGAACATCTTTTCAGCCATTCCTTCAACGTGGAGAATTCCAGGCATTCCTTTTTCGGACACACAACCGCCAGGGCAGTCATCACAAACAGGAGAAGAACCACCATAAGCTTTACGCTCAAGAGCACAAAGATAACCAGAAACACCAACGTCAGAAGCTTTGAGGCCAAGCGACTTTATACGTGACTGACGAATCATTTCCCATTCAGAATCGCGAGCAGAAAACGACTTAACACCTAGTTCTGCGTCTTCATCCTCTTCTTCTTCTTCTTCTTCATCATCTTCATCTTCATCTTCAGGGTCCATGCCTTCTACAGCCATGTCTTCTTTGTCCAAGACTTCTTCTTCTTCTTCTTCGTCATCCATCATGGATGCACCCATGCCTTTTTTCTTTCTCTTCAAAGGCGTTTCTTCGTCTTCTGCGTAAGTTTCGTCAGGCATTATTCCCATACCCTTCATTTCTTCGTCCTCTTCGTCCTCTTCCATTACGGGGAGAGCTACGCCCATTCCTTTTTTCTTCTTAGGCATTGCATACATGCCCATCATCTTCTCTTCGTCTTCTTCTTCCAACATGGGTACATCCATGCCCTTTTTCTTCTTTGGCATGAAAGCGGCCATTTCGTCTTCGGTCATTTCTGGTTCGTCGGATTCGTCACCCATAGCAATAGGTGCTCCATTCGTTTTCTTTTTCATTTTCTTAGCCATAGGAGCAGCCGTCATTGGCTCGTCGGTGTTCTCCATGTCTTCGTCTTCGGCGGGTTCGACTACTGGAACCATTTTCATTTCCACCGGCATAGCGCCGCACTTACCGCAAAGCTCTGCACCCTTGACGTATCCGCATTCGGAAGTAGAGGCACCCTTGGCGCACTTAAGCACATCGCCGTTTCCGTCAATGCTTACTGTAACTTTTTCGTCGTAATTCATACAACTCCTATTAGTGCAAAGGAATGACCGATAGACCATTAACCATTAAATGTCTCTAATTATAACCTATCACGCTATACGTGCGTGAATTGGTAACAGTAGATAGTTCAATTAAATTTTAATCAGCCTGTTTTGGCTTTCTTTTTTTACCTGACAGCGTTTCGCCGTTTTCAATTCTGGTTTTAGCGTTTCTTAATTGCTCGGCGCTGAAAATGTCTTCAAGAGTATGGTCCGTTCCGAATATCTCGTTAAACCTGTCAACCATTGTTTGCATTTCAGAAACAGCGAACCTTGGCTCGTTGCCTTTCTTTGCACTCCAGGCTGAACCTTTTGCAGCAGCAGCATCGCGAAGTGCGGTACCCATATCTGTCGCGCCGACTATTTTGTTACGGTTTTCTTTGCTGTTGAGTCTGCTGTTCGGGAAGCTTCTGTCTATGAATTCGTTAAGGGCTTCATAAACCGCATACTTGGGTCTTTCCATCTCTTCGTCAAACAGTTTCCCTGCCTTGCCGTCCTTCCAGACGTCTGCCGCATTTGGCAGGACTCCTTTACGAATCATGTGAGCAATAGTTGCGGTTGGGATTCCCTGCTTTTCCCACTCAGGGTTGACTCCAGTACTATCGGTTCCAAACTTTTCAGAAAGAATTTCACTAAGTCTGGTTCTCCACTCTTTCTTATCTATTCCTAGATATTTAAGCAAAGGCTCAATCTCAAAGTCTTTTTTATCTGTTTTATCAAGTTTGATTATTTCATCATCGGCAGACAAGGATGGAGGATTCTCAAGTTCGTCAAAGCTTTGTCCATAAAGGTCAATTTCGGCTTCAGAGTCGCCCTCAAATGGGTCATCGGGGGCAAATCGTCCTGTTGCACGGAACTTCGCCCTCTCGTCGACCTCACCCAATTGAGAGTACTCGGCTGGACTAATGGCTTCTTCTTCATCTTGGTCGAACCAATGAGGGAAGGCGTCTTTGCCGAACGTTTCGATAATGAAACGGTCACGCATGTTTGCCCTACCGGCATTCTCCATTGCCATGTCCACTTGGGGGGTGATACTTTCCGTGTCTCCTGTTGGGGATGGAATTATCTTTCTGATTTCGTCTCTTGAAACCGGAGCAAAATAGCGCCAGCCTGCCAGCTCTGGTTGATTTCCAAGTTCAGCAACCAAAAGACGAACTGCGTCGTGGTTTACTCCAGCATCGGAATTTTGAATCTTCTGCTTGTCCATTTCGCTCAAACCCAAAAGACTTGCTATCTCTTGTCGTGTCGCAGAACGAGAACGAAGGGATTCGCCCTGGCCATTAAAATCTTCTGGAATGCGAAGTTGCTCTGCGAGAGCGTCTACTGAGAGCATCCATGTTTCCGCCGAAGGATTATCATTGCGCAAGTTGTCTCCAACTCGCCCAACCCGAACCCTGTTCTGACGAGCCTTCATGGCTTCGCCGACTTTTTTCATGGCGTTTTTTGTTTGTTCTCTTCCTTCGGCATTTATTTCGATACCTCTTTCCCTGAATCCAGCCCACGTCTGCATTGCATAATCCGTCTTGCGGCGGTTGTTGGGTGAATTGGGGTCTCCAAAGAGTCTTATTCCAGCAAGGTCTTGAGCACTTATGGCACCAGGGGTGACGCGACTACTGCTTCTTACGCCCATTCTTCTAGACAGACGGCGGCCAGGACCAGGGAAGTTTGAGGTTCCGCTAGAGAGGCGCATCTGACCATCAGAATCGTCTCCCATTTCGTCCGCATCAATCAAGTCATCTATGTCTACTTCTGATTCGTAATCACTTGGGTCACGAACGACATCGTTAATATCCTTATCCACGTCAAAGACGAGGTCGGGGTCAATTTCGATTTCTTTTTCATCAAGCGCTGCTCGGTCTGGAAGATTATTTTCATCTATATCGTCAGGACTCATCTTGTTTAATGCTGCATAGAACTTAGGAAGAGGAATACCGCCTTCGTCTCCAAAGGCCCCCTTGTCTAGTTCTGGCGGTATATGGCCGTCCTGTACTGCTTTCTTGATTGCTGCCCTGACGTCTTTTGTAGATTCGTCGTGGAGATAATACTTGAACCCCTTCCAACCTGGGTCAATCATTTTTTTCGCACGAGAAAACGCCACATGGATGAGGTTTGTTTCCTCCATGAAGGCAAGTCCTGCTTGTCCTTGTGGAATATTTGCAGCCAATGAATCGCTAGGGTCTCCCAAGTCTTCTGCTACTGCAACAAAATCTGACTCTCGGCCTTTTGAAAGCTGAATGGTCGTAATCTCAACGTCTCCACCAGGGCCTTGAGCCGAATCTCTCATTGCTTGGCCAATGTCGTTTAATATTTTGGTTGATTCTTCAAGGTTTTCGCCCTCAATTACAAATCCGTCAAACGCTCTGCGCTTTCCTCCGGCTCGCGGGCCGCCCCTCTCTGCGTCTTGCATTATCTTTACCTTGTCGGATAAACCAAGATTCAAGATGACCTTTTCGAGGTCTCTTCTATAGCGACCGTTACCTACTCTTTGGTTGGGAGGTATGTTTCTTGCTTCGGAGCCGTCGGGGAGTGTTTGTGGTCTACCGGTATCCACACCGTCACCGGTAACGATAATGCGTCCGGATGGTTTTCCGGGTTTCTTTTCGTCTCCGCCTATAATTTCAAGTTGAGCATATACAGCACCTCGACCATCGGTTGAGGTGCTGGGTGGAGGAATTATTACAATTCTTTGTAGTTGAGATTCTTTAGCTTGAGGGGCGGATGCGGCTTTAGAAAATTTAGATATTGAGTCAATTTCTTCTGGTTCTATTCTGAAATTCTCAAGCGTTACGCTTTTTCTTTCTGGAAGAATTGACGCAGGAATAACAGTAATTTTTTCTTTACCGGTTTTCGCATCTATTTCTATTTTCTGTCTGCCCTGAAGAAGGGTTAACATTCCTGATATCCCAAGAGGCACGCCGCCGCCAGGAGGGGCCTGCATTATTAGTTTGTATGCACTTCTGGCCTGCTGTCCTGAAGCCTGATTTATTACTCTCTTCAGTCCTCCCTGGTCGAAGATGGGTCCAATCCATCCCGATACTTCGGGGAGACCGCGCTTGCTTTTTTCTGCTTGAGGCATAAAGATGTACTCAAGATGTCTCGTAAACTTTAGAAGTTCTTCGTGCTTGCTTAAAGGAATGACTACTTCTGGCAGAATTGGCAACCCGTTATCATCTTTTTTCGCATTTGGACTATCGACGACAAGTTTAATGAACTTGAGAGTTTCGTTAATGATTTCTGCGTTGGTTCTGCAGAGAATCATGGTTGGGAGATTTGGAACTTCTTTATTTGCTTCCTCAACCCTGTCGACTATCTTCCCCGCTTTTGGCTCAAGAATGGAGTCTCTTAGTTCTCTTAATTTATCATCTTGCTCTTTGCGTGTTAATTTTTCTCCAGCTTTCTTTCCAACCGTATGTACAGAGAAATTCAAACGCTTTTCTGGAGTTGAAAACTTTTCTTCCAAGTCCTTAAGAAGGAACTCACGAGTCATATCGTCGATTTCGTCAACCGGCTCCAGACCTTTTCTATCTTTTTTAGGAAGCAATGGGTCGAACAGTCTGTTTACTACAACCTGAGCTTTGCCTTTAACGTGTTTCCATGGCAACTGAGGGACGCCCTGTTTGTCAAGGTAAAGGTTTTGCATACCCAAGGCAAGGTTCGTTAAATGCCCAATTACTTCTCCGTATCTAAAAGATTCGGTAATTGTTAATTCATAGTCAGCGTTTAGGGATTCAAGGATGTTTTTCGCGTTACGAAACGCATAAACGGCTTGTCTATCATCTCCAACAACAACTATCGGAAGATTGGCTCTATTGTTGTCGAGCACTGTTTCAAGAATTTCATTTGAGTCTTGCGCCTCGTCAACAAAAAATGCACTGAGTGGTTTTTCTTCTGTCGCCATTCTCTTGGTTAGAGTAACTTGAACGTTTTTGCCTTTACTCTTTTTTCTTGTTTTGACTATCCATGTTTCGCCTTCAAGCTCATACGTGTCTCCAACCGCGTAGCTATCTGGAATAGTTTTTTTGCGCTCTTGAGACTCGGTATGCGTTATCAAGCCCGGGTCTGAGCGAAGGTCTGGCTCCGTAAGCATCCACAGTTTTGCGACAGAATCTCTTGGTGGAAGCATACTGCTATCCCCATCGGAAAATTTGTCTATTGCTTCCTGCAAAGCTTCTACCCATTGAGCCGGAATATCTTTTTCATCTAAAATGGTGTCAACAGGGCTGATGTCCTTACCAGAACCGCGCGGCGTATCTAGCTCTTGCGTTAGTATTGCGGGCTGCGTAAACATCCATGCTGACGCTTTTTCTTCTTTTGAAAGACTCCATCTAGTAAGGGCATTTTTAAAAAGGTCACCGAATTGGTCTCGACTGACAAATGTTGAGCCCGCATCTGGAAGAATAAATCCAGACGAATCTTCCATTGTTGTTTGAATTTTTCCCTTAGCGTCTCTTACTGGTTTTCCCTTATCGTCCAAGATGGGAACAGAAGTTGGTCTAGTTTCTTGACCCTTCCAGCGCTTCTCGTCTGCAAAATCTAAAAATTCTTTCCAATCACTTCCAGTATCTAATCTTGTCCAACCAAGACTTCTGTATCCTGGTTCAATTCCATCAAAAGACTCGGTTGTTCCATCAAAGAGCTCCCGTACCTGCTGTGGCAATAGTCTTTCTGGTTCGTCAGGAGTTAGAGCTTCGCTGATGAATTTAGGATTCTTGGCTCCGGGATTATTTACTTTTCTGTCAGTAGGCGAAATCAATGCGAATTGCATTTTTCTGCGCATTCCTGTTCCGTATTTTTTGTCGCCTTGTCCTAGTTTTAGTGACCAGTACCAAATCTTGTCGGTTGTTGATACTCCGGTATTTCTTGGAAACTCCAATTCTGCTTCGAATTGATTTTTCTTGTTAAATACCGCATAGTAAAGATTGTTTATTGATTTTTCTTCAGCTAGTTTTTCTACAGATTCCTTAACCTGTTCCGCGGACATGCCAGAGAAATCAACGCCGTACCTATCTGAAAGGTATCTGAGTTGTTCTGGTCTCCGAAGGTCGCCTTCTGGCCATAGGTCGAATTCTCTCTGCAGACCCCATGCGATGCTCTTTAGCGTTGTGGTTTTACCAGTTCCAGCACCTGCAAGAATAGACAATATGCGCGGGTCTTTGTTTCTAATGAGATTCATGGCAACCGCCATGATGTCTCGCTGCTCTTCGGTTGGCTCGTTTGACAAACCAAATGCAAGCCTGAGCGCTACTGTCTCATCTATGGGCTTTATTTCTGGCGCATTAGGGTTTTTGCCCTTGATTGGGCCTCTACCGCTAGAAAGTCTTCCAGACGGAGTAATGACGATTCCATCTTTGGTCTTTGTTGGTAGGTTTCGTGAAAGAGAACTCATCTCTCGTTCCGCAGTAGACGTTCTTCTAGCCTCTGGTGCGAAGTCCTGCGGGAACTCCACGTCCAGCATGTCTTCCATTGTGCCGCTTACGCCTGTTGTCGGCTTGATTCTTGGAGAGTCTTCGTATCCAGCAAGCATTGGCACTTCGAGCCACGCATTGTCTTTGCCTTTTCTTTCATCGTCCGGGATGCCAGCAAGTCTTCGCATTGTCGAGGAACGGTCTAGCAAGAAGTCGTTTGCTTGTTGGGCTGAAAGTATTGCCCTATGCAAGGCAAGTGGGTCTGCTGTCAGTTTCTTCAACCATCCTGCTACATAAACAAGGTGATTGTCTCTAATTGTTGGCTCAATACCCATTGCGCCCAACGCGAACGCTGAACCTATCTCAGCGATTAGTTCTTCAAATGCGTATTGTTCATCGCCAAATTCTTTACCTAAAGTTCTGTTTAGGCGTGTTGGGTGAGAGGTCCAATGAACGGTTTCGTGCATTGCTGTCCCATAAAAAGCCGTAGCATCAACAAACTGTTCAAAAGCAGGCATGTGAATCTTGTCTGTTGATGGGCGATAAAAAGCATCCTCACCAAATGATTCTACGAAATCAGGACCAATTTCCTTAATAACGTTTTCTAAATCTTCAAGTCTTGTTTCTTGATTTATGTCCGCATCGATAGGTTCATAAAATTTCTTTGGGAGGCCAGCTACTTCGGCTACGTTATAAACAGTTTGTACCTCGTAGTAGCGCCCCTCGACGACTTCCTTGCCGTTTATGTCTGTGAAAGTGCGTCCTTCTCGTGGAACAAGAATAGAAACGCCCATCTTTCGTCCACCCGGCTTAAGTTTTCCACCAAGCTTTTTCCATTGACCTTCTCCGGCCCATCGAGGAAGTTCGTACCCGCGAGATTTTGCAACCAAGCCAAGAGTCATCTGGTTCATGCCTTGATACACGCGACCGCGCGTAGGGTTTCTTGCATAAAGCTCAGGGCGACGCCATGGAAGTTTCCAGTTTTTATCTTTATTTGGGTCGTTCATTAACTCCGTGAGCAACTTCACTACGTCTTCTGCCATCGCTTCGTAGAATTCTTTAAGCTGCGAGGAGCCTTCTGGAAGCTGAGCTTTGTCGGGAAGTTTCCCAGAAGAGAAACGTTCTACGCTTGTCATCGATTGACTAGCGATTGGTATACGCTGAGGCTTTATTCCTCTGGCAAGCTGAGTGTTTTCTCTGTTGAGAACCTGTGGTGCCTTGGGTTTTGTTGGACGCTTTTCGCGTTCCATGTCCCCTTCGACCGTTTTTTCAACACTCTTCATGTATTTATCGAGTTCAGCAATAGCTTGCTTTAGTCTCTTTATTTGGTCTTTGTCTGAAGCACCATCAAGTACGCCTTGAAGCTCGTCTCTTTGTGACTCAGCGGAGCCGTATTTTGTCGCAGAATCTACATCAGGGTCGTCTATGCGTGGAACGTCAAACAGTTTTCCGCTACTTAGTTTTGAGCCGACAGGCTTGACTTTGCCGTCTCCAGCTCGGTCAAGAATCTCTGATTCAGGCTTGCGTACTTGAGCGCGGGATGGTTTTGGGTTGCGTATTGAACCAGGGCCATCCGGTGTTGGGTCTGGAGTGGCTAGAGCAACACCACGAAGGAATAAGCCTTCACCGACTATTCCGTTTAGGTTGGCATCACGCGCACTAAATGGGTCAAAATCTTCTGCTCCAATTGACGTAAAGAATCGACCGGCCGAACGGCCTCCACCAATATTTGGTTTATTTGTTAAACGACCACCAATAGCACGACCAAGTCGGTAACTAGCAGCTTTCCATTCGATGTCATTTTGATTTATAGACTTTTTTTTTAGGTTATCAACAGCCGTATCTACCGCATCAATTAAGTCATAACTGATGCCAGACGTCATTACAATTCCATCCACGTCTACAAAAGACTCAACGCCGTGATAGTCAAATATTGGGTCTAGGGCCTGCTTGACCATGAAGGCAAACTTTGGCACGACAGGCAACAGGTATGCCTTCTCTTCGGGCCAATCACTTTGCGAACCAAACTCGCTTAGCAACTTGAACTTACGACGCTTTTTTCTACGTCTTCCGATAGCTCCACGCAGGGCTGCTATTGCTAACTCTCCAGGGTATTTTACTTCAAGGTCGGAAACGTAGTCTTCTTGAGTGAACTCTTCTTCGATTTCGTATGTCTTTTTGACTGTTGAATCACCTTTGACAACTCCATTAGGAATGACGGCAAAACGGCACTTTCCTTCTGATTCAACTTCCATGTCAATTATCTTGCAGCTATCGCCACCTTGATAAAAAACGCAGTTAGCACATTTTACGCCTATGCCAGCAATTGAGTTTTCGGCAGCTGGCGTGTATCCGGCCCAAACACCTTCTGAGTCTTGATTAAACTTGCCGTGACGTTTTGTTATCTTGAGAAGTGCGTCTCTTAGGTCTGCTTCTTCTTTGTCCAAGTTTGTTGGGTCAAATTCTTGAGTATCATCATCTTCGTACTCAACTGCTGGAAGCGCGATAATCTGAGGACCATTTTGTCCTGGTCTTATCGCAACAGGCATAGACATTGCTGGCGGACGCGTGGGGCGTTGAGGCTGATTCATCACCATTCCTGGAGACCCAATTGGCATCATTGGCATTCCGGGCATAGGCACTGATGGTCTGCGTGGTGCAACAACCGTAATTGGCTCAGGTGCTCCAAACATGTATCGTCCGCGACCTCCGCTGAAATGGCACTTGTATCGGCCAACTTCACCGTTATCTGCACGACGAGCAAAGGTTAGCTCTTCTCCGTTTACGTCCATTAAGGAAACTTTTGCGCCGAGCATTAAGCCCAATTGCTTTTCAATTTCTGCGCGGTTTATGGTTTCTTCTTCGTCTTCTTCCATATAGGAAACTGGACCGGAATATCCACCTTCTTCTGACTTTACGGAAATAGTGCCAGTGAGCTGGTTTGCTCCGTGAAGAACAGGAGATACTTCGTACAGTTCAAGTTCGTAAATAACGTTTGCTTGCGACTTCTGGTCGAACTGGGCACGAAGCGTCTTATAGCCGATTGACCATTCTTGTTCTTCACCAAAGAAGGCAACCATAGCGAATGCTTCTTTACCTTTTTCGGAATTAAGGTTGAACTGAACGCGAGCAAAAAGTCCACCGATTCCTGCCATCTTCATCTTCAAAGGCAATCTTGGGTCCGTATTTGGTACTTCGTAAATCTCTAAAACTTTACCGATTGGGTCATTCCAGTTGTGGCCCCAAACAACACGAGGCTTGCGGCGCTGAAGGCTTTTTGTGAACGCACCAGTAGTGACAATGTCTCCTACTGAGTCTTTGTTGCCTATTCCGGCTACGAAGCACTCAACCATTCCCTGAGCTTCATCTAGGTTGATGGAGCCACCCTTGGTCGCAAAGGAAGTTCCGAGCGTGGTTGACTTATATTCGTACAGTTCAGGCAACATTCAGGAGACCCTTCGTCTTGTGTCTACTGAAAATAATAAGACATTAGGAAGTCTGTTCGGTGCAACTATGCTTATATATCCACTTTTAGTGAAATTATATAAAAATCAAACAATCGTTTAGTGAAACTAAACAGTTTGACCAAAGTTCCAAGCGGAACGAGCCTCGTTTTCGGCCAGCTGATATTGACCATAAGCGAAGAAGTCGGTGTACATTTCCACCAACCCATCTCTAAAGAACGAATATCGTCTTTCTTCGTCTGCGTATTCAAAAGATTTAATCATAAGTGAATTAATTTCTGAAAAATTCGCTTCATTTATTCTTTTAATTCTTGAAACGTGAGCATCAACCATCGCGCGAAGGTCCTTAACTGGGAGAGCTTTTACTTTTACTCCCTTTTCAGATGCTTCATTTACTCGCGACTCAAAAGAATCGCTAATAATAGAAGAAACGACCGGACGGATGTCTTCCTCTATCTGCTTATTCCATGTCTCAATTGACAAAACCGAGTCAACATCAAGGGTTCCGTGCATCAAGGCTTTTTTAGACTTTAAGCCGCTAGCTTTTTCAAGCACTACTCTTTGCTGTCTTTCCGCTACGCGCTCAACGCTTCTTGCAAGAATTTCGGTCCATCTTTCGATTGACTGTTCGCTCTTGTCAATCAGTTCTTTTACTTGAATTTGATTGCTAGGAGAAGACGCAACAGTCATTGGCTGTGGAAGTCCACCAAGTGCCTCGGTAGGAATGGTGGTTTGAGCCAATTCTCCTCCCGCCATACCTGCTTCGGCCATTGCACCTTGCATAGTATTTGTGTCCAAAGGAATGGTTTCTGCCATTGGAGGAACAGGAGTAGGCATTCCAGGTGGTACCCCTGGCATTTCTGGCATTCCCGGCATTCCCGGAGGAGCCCCAGGAGCCCCAGGAATCTGAGCCTGGCCTTCTTCCATCTTCTTTTTCGTGTTCGCAATAGGAATAAGGTTTGGATTCTGAAGAAGCGAGTCAGCCAAGTCGGCATCTACTTCCTTGCGTGACGAGCCAGTTCTGTACTCGTTCGCGCTAATCAATCCAGACTGGAATTCCTGTAGTAAATACTTGTCTCGCTCTTGCTTATAAAGCATGAGGATTGGAACTTCGGTCGTGTCAAAATCTAGATAGTACTTTTCATCAAGTTCGTCTAACGCTCTAGATATTGGCTCCAGATGGGGAAGCATTGTCTCCATCCAGAAAACACGAATCTCTTCTGAAGCGTTACTGAAGGTTCTGCCAGAGGCATTACCAATAACAGACTCAGGAACACCAAATGCAGAAAGTATTTCTTCTTTAGTTATCTGTCGCATCTGGACGTAGGCAGCATCACGTGGGTTTGCAGAAGTGTCAACAAAGTCAACTCCGTCGTCTGCCGCAATGACCGTAGTGTGTCCAGCCCTTGCTAGGTTTCCTCTGAATCTGTTACGCAGTTCTTCTTTATCGTCTTCATCAATTTCACCCCTAACAACTAAAAGTCCACCCGGACGTCCGTCGTTAAGAAGGTAGTTTCTGTTGTAAATCTTGGCGAGGTTTTCGATTTCTATGGCCACACCTGCTGCCTCAAGAGGCGTAAGCGATAGGTAAGGGTCGATAGGGTGAGGGCGTCTAACCCAGCAAACATCTTCTGGCTTGAGTATTATTTTCTCACCATAAGGCATTTGCACTTCGTAGCCGGAAACAAACGTTTTAGGGTCTGGTATTGGTGCTGTTGACTGAGGTGGAAGAAGGTTGAGCCCAATGATTCCACCATCACGTCCACGTATCTTTTCTATAAAAGCTCCACGAGTACCCAGCATGAGCTGAGCAGAAAGCCTGTATCTAAAAATAAAAGAGTTTTCTCCGACATTGGCTTTATTATTTAAAATCTCCAGCAGGGGATTACGATTTGCTTCGCGCCCCTTGATAATTTCGCCATGTTTTGAATTGTCTTTTCTTAAAATCATCGGCAAGCGCGCTTGGTTTCCCGAGATTGCGTCAATACACCTATTGACCCAAGTGATTTTAGACATGCCTTCGCGGTAAGCGCGCTCTATGTCCCAAGAGTCACGATACGCCTTCCCAGCGAGGGACGGGTTCATGGATATGGGGGCTCCGTATCCTAGATTTTTGCTTGATTGTGAGCCCAAGCCTTTGTTTTGAGGCGCATTCCAGCCCATCTATTACCTACTCAAGTCCCAAAAGAAAGCCAAAAATTCCACAGCCGACACCGGCAACCACCCAACCGGCAGGCATGAATATCATTCCTGCTCCAATACTAGTAAACAGTATAAAGCAAAACATCAGTACATTTGCGGACCTTGGTCTATTGACTTGTCTAGCGGCGAATACAAATGGCGCTTTAATAATTCTTACAAAGCTAGAGCCTTTTGTTTTTACTCTTTTTATTAGCTTGGCTCTTCTGGTCTTTGTGTTCGATGACGCTGGGGGCATGTAACATACAGTAGCGCACAAATTGCCCCAAATGCACTAAGGGCTTTAATTGATTGGTCAATATATATCTCATGGCTACAAAATCTAACTGGGATGAAGTACTTGAGTACCTGAGCCCAAAGCTGCCACCATTCTGTCCAGAAGAACCCTCTATTAACCAAAAAGTATTTTTAAGAACCAATTCTATAGAGGCATTATTTGGAGGTGCGGCCGGAGGAGGAAAGTCCTCAGCCCTTCTGATGGCGGCACTGCAGTATGTAGACGTTCCTGGCTATTCAGCCCTTCTCTGTCGTAGAACGTTTGCTGACCTTTCCTTGCCTGGAGCCTTGATGGACCGATTCAGGGCGTGGATGAGCAACTATGATGACGTTCACTGGAACAACAATACTTTCGTTGCCACCTTCCCATCTGGGGCTCGTATCTCCTTCGGTTACCTAAACAACGTAAACGACTACCTGCGATACAAGGGTTCGGAATTCCAGTTCATAGGAATGGACGAAGTTACCGAAATTAGAGAATCTGACTATAGATACCTCTTCTCCCGTCTTCGTCGACCTGCCAGCGGTCCAATATCTCAGGTTCCACTAAGAATGAGGGCTGCATCCAACCCAGCCCCCAACTGGGTGCGACAGAGGTTTATCGTGGAAGGCAAAGAGACCGGGCGCGTATTCGTGCCATCTACGCTTAAGGATAACCCTGGAATTGACGCCGTTTCGTACCGTCAGGCCCTTTCAGAGCTGGACCCTGTTGAAAGACGACGCCTAGAAGAAGGAGACTGGTGGTCAACGACCCTTGGTAGCCTCTTTCAGCGCGAGGCCTTTCTTGTTATTGACCCAGAAGAGATACCCGTCATAACCAACTCGGCCAGGGTGGTTCGGTTTTGGGACCTTGCCGCAACGGAGCCACATGCTGGATATCCGGACCCTGACTGGACCGTAGGAACTCTCATGATGTTTGACGGCGGCGTGGCCTATGTTCTTGACGTAAAAAAGGCCAGAGTCAGGGGTGAAAAGGTGGAGCAACTCATCGCCAAGACGGCAGAAGAAGACGGTTTTGGTGTTGCCATCAGAATGGAGCAGGAGCCCGGTTCTTCAGGCAAGGCCTTGGTTGACCAGTACGCCAGATACGTGATTCCTGGGTACGACTTCGGGGCAATGCGTCCAACAGGGGACAAAGTCACGAGAGCTAGACCTTTTGCTGCTGCCGCTTCAAACGGGAACGTGAGACTAGTTCGTGCTTCGTGGTTGACAGATTGGTTGGATGAATTTTCTTCATTCCCGGAAGCCTCAAACCATGACGACCAAATAGACTCTGCAGTTGGAGCATTTACGTATCTAACCGGCCTGGGGTTGCCACAACGCAAACGAGCTTCTATACTCATCTAGTAAATCACCTATCTAAACTTAAATGAGGTACTAGTAATGAGCTTGGAAAAAATCCAAGAGCTCCGCTCTTCTTTGGTCAACCTTGACAAAGAATTATCTTTATTTATATCGGGGGAGCCTTCACCTGAAGATGCCGGCCAAGGACTCGCAGAGTTGAATCTTTTAAAAAAAGACGTGGCGCTCGTCTATGATTCCTTTGCACACGCTCTGTCTGAAATCATGGGTTCAGTAGAAATCTTGTCCCTCTCTGACGGTACTACTATTGAGAAAAAATCAGCCTACGACAGAAAAGGCTGGAAGCACTTGGAGCTTGGCTCGGCCGTCGCAGAACGTCTTGTAAAAATGTCTATCGACATGGATACCGGAGAAGTAACAAAGTCTCCAAAAGAAATAGCAGAGGAAATGCTTTCCTACTGTGCTCCTTCGTACTGGAGAATTAAAGAGCTAAACAAAATTGGTCTAAATGCTGATAACTTCAGTGAGACTGGCGAACTTAAAACAAGCATTATCGTTCGCAAACCTAAAAATACATAAACATAATTAACTAAACAAGGAGACCTACGTGTCGTCTATCAATATCAATAACTCTGAAAACATTTCGCGTCTTTTAGCAGAGCCTTTCTCGGAAGAAATGGAACGCACAAGAATCAAGGGTGGAATTTCGCTCATCTATCTTCCGATAAGTGAAGTCATTAATCGTCTTAACAAAGTTTTGGGCGTTGACAACTGGTCGTTTGAAATCGTTTCCGTTCGCCGTGACGATGTAGATACGGATGAGATTGTTGCTCACGTATCGTTAACTGCCACCATAGGTGATTTAACCGTCATTAAGCACGGTTTCGGTGGTTCCTCAGTGAAGCGTCAGAAGAAAGACAATAAGCCACTTGACCTCGGAAACGACTTTAAAGGTGCTGTCTCTGATGCTCTTAAAAAGGCTGCTCAGCTATTGGGTGTCGGCCTATACCTCGCACGCTCTGCAGACGCCTTAGACGCCGAATACGCATCGTCTATGCCAGCGCCACAGGCAGAAGCACCATCAGAGATTGATGAAAAATGGACCAACTTTGTTTCAGTTGCAAAAACACTGACGCAAGAGCAAAAAGACTCATTGAACGCTTTTTGGACCAGTCATTCAAATGGAAAAGCAAAGCCAACTCGCGCAACCGTAACTGAAGAAGACATTGACACCCTCGTTGTTGAGGCAATGCGTTTATCGTTTGGTGCAACTCTTGTTGCAAAAACAGATGACAACTGACCAAGACGGGCTCATGCAGGCCCCAGAACTGCTTTCCCCTTCTTCAATATCTACATTCCAGCAATGTCCTATGAAGTTTAAGTACAGCAAGATTGATGGACTTAGGGATTCTCCGACAGAAGCAACAATGCTTGGCAACTTTGTTCATGAAATCCTAGAAACAATGTACGCTCTTCCTTCCGAACAAAGAACCCAAGAAACCGCTCGCCAACTGGCGCGAGATTTATGGGCTGCAAAATGGGAAGCAGAAGTTACCACGTTAATCCGTGGGGAAAAAGAACTGCGTCTCTTTAGGTGGTCTGCTTGGTGGTGTGTTGAAAACCTCTGGATGCTGGAGCAGCCGCAAGAGGTTGAGCCATGGGGTATTGAAGAGCATGTGGAAGGCGAGATATCCGGAATCAAACTTCATGGATTCATAGACCGTCTACATCTAGATGGTGATACCGCAAAAGTTTCTGATTACAAAACAGGCAAAACACCAAAAAAGAATTACATTGAAGATAAGTATTTTCAGCTAATTATCTATACTCAGCTCCTCAAAAGCCTCGGCATAGAGGCCAAGAAGTTTGAGATAGAGCTTCTATACCTAAAAGATGGGGTTAGGTTCGCAAAAGAAGTAACCGCAGAAGATGTGCAGAAAGTTGCTTCAGTGATTGCAGAAGTAAGAGCAGGCATAGAAGAGCGCTGCAAGAATGGATATTTTGAACCCAACAAAACCATTCTATGTAACTGGTGTGGATTTAAGAAAATATGCCCTGCGTGGCAGTGACCCAAAAAATATATGAACTCAAGATGGAATGATGACACTTTTGCTCGCATGGTCGCCGAAGAGGTAAAAAACAAAGTTAACCCTTTGGAGCGCGCGGAGCTCAGGCTGGTCGAAAACTGGGATAGATGGAAAAGAGCCTTGCTCGCCCTATCCGAAAACCTTCAAAGACAAATAGAGAGTATTGAGGCAGATAGTGAATCTGACCAGAAACGATACTCGTCGCTGGACTTCAAGTTTAAAAAACTTAACGACGAAACACAGCGCTATTACAATGAAAAAGCAACACGAATAAACAGGTTTAAGTACCACGTTGACCGTCGGCTTGACGAAGTCTGCGTAATGATTGAGACTGGCGAATCCACCCTAGAAGACGGGTGGAAGGAAGTCGATTTCTATAGAAGAGCAATCATTGCTCACAGAACACTAATGAGAGACTTTGACCTGGAAGATACGGCAATTGACCGTTCTTTGTGGGAATGCCTTGACAGTAAGTGGACTTTTGATTCTATAAACAACGACAACCTCTAGTGCTGTATTCTTTAGCTTAGATGAAGCCAAGGAAACCACTAAAGCGAACACCGTTAAAACGAACCTCACTAAACCGAGGGACTAAACCAATCCCAAAAAGAAGCAAAAAAACGGAACAGGTTTATGTTGAGAGACGCAAAATAGTTTCTTCTATGCTTGCCGAGTTTCCTCTTTGCTTTGCGTGTCCAGTTTTTGCCAAACATGACGGCTTGACAACATTTATTCACAAAAACAGCGTTGATGTGCATGAGCTAATAAGAAGGTCTCAAGGCGGGTCAATACTTGACGAAGAAAACTTGGTAACAGTCTGCAGAGCGTGTCATACCAGGATTGGTGAAGAGCCTTCTTTAGCTTTTTCCTTAGGACTAGCAAAACATTCATGGGAATGAATGTATTATTTAATCACTCCTTAGAATCGCTACCTGGGGACATTATAGGTACATGGGCAGGCTGGCGCGGCAATAACGCGACTGCCTGCCTTTGTATTTCTTTGCTATAGTCAGATTTATTATGCGCCTCATGGGTCTCGACCTCTCCCTGACATCCACGGGCATATCTATGAACGGAACGACTAGTGTTATCCGTCCCAAGACACGAGGTGCGGAGCGTTTGTCTGATGTTACGAAGGAAGTATTGCATCAGTGCTTGGAAAACGAAATTGCTTGCGTTCTGATTGAGGGTTACTCGTTTGCTTCCCGAAGTGGACAAGCATTCAGTATTGGCGAACTCGGTGGTTGCATCCGGATGACGCTGTTTGAATGCAATATTCCTATTGTTGAAATCCCGCCCACCTGTCGTGCAAAGTTTGCAACTGGAAGAGGAAATGCATCAAAGGGAGAAGTCATTTCTGCCATCTCAGCAAAGACTGGAATCATCTTCAGTGGAGCCTCCGGCAATGACGAATGTGATGCGTGGGTTCTTGAACGAATGGGTATGGTTCGCCTAGGAATAGATTCACAATGGGACTGGACAAAAGAGCAACTTTCTGCACTTGACAAAGTAGACTGGTCTCCACTAGAAGAATAGGTGTGAATAAAAATATGAGAAATTCCCCAATAAGCCAAGTTGACATTGAACAAGAATTGATTCGTTTAATGGACTCTTTGGAAGAGGAAACAGAACAGTTTGAATCTCTGTCCATGGACATGGCCAAAAAGGAAGCTTTTTACAAAGCTAACTGGGCACGAGAATACCTGTCAGCTAAGGGTTCAATCAAAGAGCGCGAAGCATGGGCTGATTACAAATTAGACCAAGAGCATTTTGAATACAAGTGTGCCGAGGCTCTGGTTAAATCTAAAAGAGAAAAACTGTTCTCCGTTCGTGCATCAATGGATGCAATAAGAACGCTTAACGCTAACGTAAGGTCTCAGGTATAAGCATGGCTAATGGAATACACGAATCCTTAACTTCTCTAGCTTTTGATATAAATCTTCTAGAGTCCCTTCATAACAATCCACGCAGAGGAGACGTTAATGCGATTATGGCTTCGTACGCCGAGTTCGGTCAAATTAAGCCAATAGTGATAAGACCCAACAAGGACGGTACAGCAACCGTAATAGCTGGTAACCATCAGCTAGAAGCAGCAAAACTGCTTGGGTGGGACAAAATAGCCGCTGTCCAGTATGACGTTGATGACACTAGGGCTATGGCTTTTGCTATCGCTGACAACCGAACAATGGAACTCGGATACACCGAGCCAGAACTTCTTGAAGAGTTTGTTTTAGAAATGGTCGACTTCTATCCAGAACTTTTAACCGGACTGGGTTGGGATGAATTCTCAACAGCCGAAATCGAACAACGCTTTATCAGAGAAGACAATCGGGTTATTGAGCCCGGAGCAGGATTTATGGCCCCTGTAATTAATTCCGACTACGGGAACGGATTCAGTTCTCGACTTGACAAGTTTTCCGACTATGAAGATTCTGATGAAGATGTTCCAGTTAAGGACGCACCAGAAATGGACAGAAATGTTGTTTCGGTAACCCAAACAGGAGACGGGAAACAAAGAATCGACATAATGCCAGGCATGAATCAAAACGATGCTGTCATTAGGGGCTCAACAACAATAGCCCCTGGGTCCGCACCAAGAGCTGTTGTTCAGTACACAATCGTGTTTGACAATACAGACCAACAAGCACGATGGTATGAATTCATGAAATGGCTCAAGGCTGACCCAGCTATTGCTGGCGTAACAATGGCTGAAAAACTAATCGACTTCATAGACCAACACATAGAAATATAGGATTACCAATGGAACAGACCATAGAACAAAAATGCAGATACCTTCTCGGCAAAGGAAAAGTATCGCCGGCTGAGTGCGCTGAAGTTTTGGAGGCGCTCGATACTCGCATCTCTGAGGCCACGTACTGGAAAGGCGTAGCCGAAAACATGATGCGCGAGAACAACGAGCTTCGTGCCGAGGTATCACGCCTCACTCAAATCGCAAGATACTAAATGACTCGTCAGCGCCTATTTCTTGATATGTCCTGCGTTGACGCTGCAAGACAGAGAATACGGCACGTCTACGACACTTTCGACACTGTCTGCGTACAGTTCTCTGGAGGGAAAGACTCCACTGCGATTCTGTATCTAGCAAAAGAAATACATGAAGAGCGAGGCCTTGGTCCGGTAAAGGTAATCTTTCGAGACGAAGAGATGGTCAGTCCCACTGTCGTAAAGTACGTGGAAAAGGTTCGCAACTACGACTGGGTGGATATGGAGTGGTACTGCCTTCCTTATCCTGCAGAGATATGGTTTTTGGGTCATAGGCTTACTACTATTTTGTGGAGCCAGCAAAGATTCGAACAAGATAGATGGGTTAGGCCGATGCCTCCATGGGCTATTAGTGGTAAGCATTTTGGTTTAACTCATGAAGTTTCTCTTCCTGAACAGACGGACTATTACACAATGCAGGGAAAAAGGGGGAACGTAGCTTTCCTGACTGGTGTTAGAGCCAGTGAATCAATGGTTCGTTATCGCTCCGTGGTTCAAAAGCTTCATGAGAACTACATCAATATCCCATATAAGTTGAAAAAGGGAATCCCGTTAAAGTTTGCAAAAATAATATATGACTGGAATACAAATGATGTATTTAAGTTCATTATTGAAGAGCATGACGCTGAGTATTGCGAGTACTACGACCTGGCCGTAACCACAGGGAGCAATACGAGGGTCGGTATTCCACTTCATGCTACGGCAATTCGCAGAATAGGTGATGTGGTTGCTACTGAACCGGAATTTTATGACAGACTGTTTGATTGCTTTCCTTACATAGACGCTCAAAGACGCTTATGGGCTGATTTCGATTCAGAAAAACTCATAGAAAGTTATGCGCGAAGAGGATTTGATGGGGCGTCTGCGTTTATCGACAAGTACCTGATAGGTGATAGGCGAAAGACGGAGGCTCGTGTTTATGTTTCAAAATTTAGAAAAAAACATCTTGGTGACCCTCATGGATATCCAGTCAGCTGGTTGATAAGAAACTTAATGCTTAATGATATTGACGTTAATTCACCGACCCCTGTGGGTCCCAAAACTCGCGCTCATGCTGTGCGAGCGCTAGAACTAGAAAGAGCAGATATCTATGAATATTAAAATCGAATACGTTGAACCGTCCCTGCTTTCTGTTCCTGAATGGAAAGCTACCTACACCCTGCGTCCAGAGATGCTTGTTATCTCTGCCTCCTTGTCTCAGTTTGGCTTCATTCAGCCGATACACGTCAGGCTTGCCACTGGGGAAATAATCGACGGCTCGGAAAGATACTTGCTGGCAACAAATATTCCGCAAATTCTTGCTATGAGCGATGGAAAAATACCGGTCGTGTACCACGACGTTGACAAAATGGACGCCATGATGATGCACCTTCGGCTCAATAGGGGACACTCCCATGTGTTGGCTCCTAAAACATCAGACATAATCCGAACACTTAGACGTTCTGGTAAATACGGTATTTCAGATTTTGAAGACATGCTTTGCATGCGTTCGGAAGAACTCTCTCTAATGCTTGACGGAAGTCTCTATAAAGTGAGAAAAATTAAAGAGCACAATTACGCCAGAGCATGGATTCCTATTGAGGCTCCGCCTGGCTCACTAGAGTCATCTACGGTCTCTATCGAAAGACCCCCCAATCCTGACAGATAAATATTTCTGGTATATTTGTAAAAAGACTTTAAGTAAGGAACATTATGCCAGGAGTACGTTACGGCCCAGACATATCCGACGATGCGGCCTACTTTGTTGACAAGGTTAAGGAAATTCAAGCCAACATTCGTTTAGGGAAAAAACCGAACGCTGGAGAACGAACAACCCTGGCAAATGCTGCAGAATTGGCTAATAAAGTTTTTGGTGTCAGTAAAGCAAATTTCGATAAAGGTAAACTTGGCGAAATGGCTGAGATGGCACGATACGGTGGCTCCAAGGCATTAAGTCGACGAGCAAAAGACTCTCGAGACGGTTCGTCGATGACGAAGTCTGTAGCAGAAGAGTTGCTGGACAGGTCTACTGGCAGAAACAGTCGTGGCAGTAGAACGAAGCCTGCAGAAGGAACTTACTACGAAGGACGTACTCGCTCGAAGAGATTCCGTGAGCTTGAAGCAAAAGCAACCAAGCGTTTGAACAGGAACGGAGTGGAGATAGGCAAAAGGTCGATAAAGAAAGGCGGAATCAATTCGTCAAACTTTAAAGATAGAGTCGACGGGCTGCAAATTACTAAAGCAAGAGGCGGCAAGAAAGACACGGCACGGGGAGCGGCTAGTTCCGACTTGATGAACCGAGTAAGAGGAGACTCTGCCGTCACGAAGCCAGGAATAGGTATCCGTCCTCGATTGGCGAGGTCTCAGCAAAGAGCAGAGCAACGTAAGAAAAAAGTTTCAGGACCCAAAACACCTGCGAGCGCAACAAGAGCCAAAAGTGGTCAGGCGAAAACAAAAACAACAGTCCAAAGAGCCGGAAAAAATAAGTAAAAAGATAAATTTCTAAAGGGTTGTAATCTCGTCCTCTTCGTCCCCTAGAACTTCTTTCTCATCCATCAGCCTCCAACTATGCAGTCCTAGTCCGGCATCCGGTTCAGCATCCTCTAGAAAATCTTCATAGTAATAATCATTTTCCTGTCCGAAGTCTTTTTCCAGTAAAAATTGCTTTACAGACTCTACTGGTTCAAAAGTGGCTAAATATCTTCCAGTTGAGCTTTCTGTTCCAATAATTCTTAATCCGCACATGGCCATAAGGGTAGTTGCAACCTGCCACATGTAATCGCCCAACTCTACTTTTATGTCGTCATCTTCTATTTCAGGCTCATGCTCGGTGTAGTAGTAAAATAATCCCTGATGAAGCCTGTCCACAATGTTTACAGTCGCGGCTCTTCTTGCGTTTTGGTCCGCAAACAAAGTGCCCTTAATTTCTTGTTCTGACATATTTATCCTTCTTTATTGAATATTGTTTTTAATAGCAAAGTCACTAAAGGACTTATAGGGCTTGAACCGTGCAACATAATCGCCGTCGATGTTTTCCCCAACAATGCTCATTCCCGCAACTGCCATGACTACAGTGGCCATTTCAAAAGACTGATTTGCTAAATCGTCAATTTCGTCAGGAGACTCAATTCCGCCCTCCGGCATAAATAATGCAAATAACGCTTGAGTGACCCTATCTAAAACGCTCATATTGGCTTCAGATATCTCTTTGTTGTCGAATTCAACAGTTGGATTAAATTTTGATGAATCGCTCATCTCCGTAATCTACACCGGAATCACCTTGCGAGCAACCCCAGTGTTCGGCCAGGTCATTACTAGGTGTTAGAATTTGATACAACATTTATTTGCAACATCGCTTTAACCGGGAGCCGCCATGATTGTCTCAGTCAACGACATTAAGACATATATGGACATCAAATTGTCCGCTCGCCAAGAAGACGCTGCAGAAATAATCCTGGCTGGCCTTCAAAGTGAAATGGAAGCTTTCCTTAAGCGACCAATAGAGGTCCAAGAATTTACCGAGGAAATACGTCTTGACTCCAATCACACAGGAGTACCAATGGGTTCGTTTTTGACATCAAACGACAACACGTACAACTCTTCCTATACTTCGAGCCCAAGCAACGACACAACGACTTGGGCCACTCCTCCACCAACCGTCTATCTAAAAAATACTCCTATAGTTTCGGTTGACGAAGTAAAAGTAAAACCGCTTTTTGGAGCAGAAAAAGTTCTCCAAGAAGAGGTCGATTACATCACTAGAAAATATGGAATTGATTACTACTACGGATGGTCCGACGATTTAGTGACAATAACTTATACCGCCGGCCTAGACGGAACATCAATACCTATCTTTAGGCTCTTAATCATCAGAGCGGCTTCACGTGAAATGCAGAATATGTACGACGACGTTGTTGGCGTAAAAGACTTAAATACGCGTGGTACTGGCCCTCTTGTGACTGGATTCCTTGATAGCGAGCTTGGTTCGATTAGGAAATATAGACGAGTTCGGGTATAACGACGTGGCCTCAAGAAACGTTTTAGTAACAGTCACGGACGTTGACTGGCAGGGCAAAGATACTGTAGACAGACTGCAAAACATGCGAGACAGAGCCAATGACATGAGGCCGGTTTTGCAATGGGGAAAAGACTACTTACAAAGAGCTTATTCAAAAAACTTTACAACGATGGGTGCGATGTCTGCAAAGGCGATGTTAAAGGGGGCATGGCCTCCTCTTGATGATGACTATGCGTTTCAAAAAGCCGAACGTTATCCTGGCGCTCCGATGATGATGATAACTGGAGAACTTTTTAGAAGCGTTGCCAATATGGCGTCTAGTTCAAAAAATGTAATAACCGAGATGGAGGGGACTTTTGTTATCGACAGTCCCATAGCCAGGTTTCATCAATACGGAACCCGAGACATGCCAGCAAGAAAAATACTTTTTATTCCTCGAGATTTTGACAGAGACATAAATAAAAAAACACTCCAATACGTTGTTCAGGGAAGTAAATTAATATGACGGCTTTAATGAATGGTTCTCATTTTGCAAAGAAATATGTCAATGATTACTTGACACAGGACCTACCAATAAGATTAATCCGCTACAGAAATGGCTGGAACCTGGACAGCACTTTGCTGCCAGACCCTGGTCAGTACATAGCTTACGAACCACTAGCCATAGATGAATGGCCCTCAATCATCACCGTAACGACTGCCATGAATGGATTAGAGCGAATAGGCTTCGATGGTGCAGACCCTCTTTACAGGGTCTCCTACAGCATGAGAACGTACATTTGGGTCCGCGACGAAGGCAATGAGCCAACGACGGTAATGAGAGACAGACTAACCACTGTCGTTAGAAGCGCGCTTCTTGACTACCCCTGCCTAAAGGCCTACGACTCTAGAACCTCATTTAGGGCGATAATAGGCGAAAACAGCATTCGTGAAGAATATTCAGATATCTCTCTACTAAAAGGCGAGAGAATGATGGCTGGTGCATACATCTCCTACATCCTCGAAATAGACGAAGTTGTCACAAGAGAGCCTCTCGGAGTTGTGGATTCAATAGAAATAGAAACAGTTACCGCAGGAACTGCAGAAGAAATGCCGTCACTTGATAATTAGTTTTTATATTTTTAAAGTTCAATTCATAGTTGCACAGAATAATACATACCCCTCTGTACAATTGAAATCACAATCACAAACGGGATTCCCAATGCGAAACAGTGAGGTCCTATGCCTGGCGTAGTTATATCAACTTCAGTAAGAACCGGTCCTTCGACCACAACAGTACGCGAGTCGTCACAGTTGTTTGTCGTAGGCCTGACAGAGAGAGGCCCTTCAGACGAGCCTGTACTCATCCAAAACCTGGGAGAGTTCGAGGATACGTTTGGAGATTACCTAACCGGTACCTACACTCACTCAACCCTGGAAACATTTTTCGAAGAAGGCGGCACACGGGCTTACGTAGCCAGAGCCGTTGGAGCATCTGCAACCGTAGGAAGCCTTGTGCTTAACGACGGAGGAACCGCTGCTCTTACACTTACCGCAAACGGAGCGGGCGCATGGAGCGCGAATGTTGGTGTCGTAGTCACGGCCCCTACGGCAAGCACGTTTAAAATTGACATCTATTACTCTGGAGTACAGAAGTACTCAACAGGAACAGTGTCTACAACATCTCAGGCAGCGGGCAGAATAAATCTGAGCGCAATCGCCCAAAGATACGTAAACGCAACAGTTAACAGCACCAGCCTCGTCCCAGACGCTCTCGCTTTGACTTCTCTTAGTGCAGGCGACTCTTATCATAACCAAGTTGTCCAAGCTACTTATGAAACACAATTGGCACTCTTCAATGACGCCCTTGGTTCTGGTGCAGTAGTTTGCCCAGAAGACTTTTCTGATGCAATGTCAACTGCTCTGATTGAACATGCAAATGCAAACAGTAGAATTGCTCTCTTGTTCACAGGCGAGAATGCGGCTGTATCTGCAGTCAAGTCAACAGCACTTACGCTTCAAGCCGAAGACGGTGCAGAACACGCAGCCTTATACTACCCATGGGTAGAGGTTCCAACTGGAGTACCAGGAGTTACCAGATTTGTTCCGCCAGTAGGATATGTCGCTGGCAAGCGTGCGGTTGCTCACAACCAAACAGGGCCACATCTTCCTGCAGCAGGTCTTATCTCGGCAGCATCATTTGTAGTCGGCCTGAAGGCTGACATAAACAAAACAATTGGTGATGACCTTGATGCCAACTACGTCAACCCAATCAGAATCATTCAAAACACAATTAGAATCTACGGTGCACGTTCACTGTCATCTGACGTTGATAACTTCCGCTATATTACTCAGCAAGACGTTGTAAATACAATTGTTACAGAGTGCTACCGCTCTATCGAAGATGTTGTGTTTAGCTCCATCGACGGCAGAAACACTATTTTCGCCAACATTGAGTCACGATTGATATCGATTTTGTCGGTCATGCGTAATCTCGGAGCTCTTTACCCAGCTTTTGACGCAAACGGTCGTCAGCTTGATGACGGTTATGTTGTGAAGTGCGATACTTCGCTCAACTCAACATTGCAGTTGTCTGAAGGCTTGGTCAAAGCAAAAGTTGGCGTTCGTGTCAGCAGCGTCGGTGACAGAATCGAAATCGATATTGTCAAGTCAAACCTAACCTCAACAGTAGTTTAAACAAAGGAAATTCCTCATGTCAAAAGTAGCTCAAAGACAAGTACTAGCAACAATAGTTCCAAGCACTTTCAGCGACAACGCCAAACAGCAAACCAACGTGCAGGCCAACCTGCCTAAGTGGAACGGATTCCGCTTTGCTCAGGTTTCAGGTGGCGAGATAACAGCATCTGTAGAGAAAATCTACGAAGGCGGAAAGTCTAGACCAACAGTCCTATGTGCCCCTTCGGAGATAGGTGACATCACGCTGACTGCTCACTATGACGATGATATGAATACCTCACTCACTGAAGCTGGTATCGGCCGTAAACTCAAGGACTTGCGTCGATACGTCGGAACAGCTTACTTTAACCTTACAGTATCTGTTTACGACTGCGACATCAAGGACCCAACCAATGACCGTATTTACACAAATGCGCTTCTTGTTGGAATGACTGAGCCAGAAGGTGACTCGTCATCTGGAGCTCCAGCCACCTTCGCATTGACCTTCGCAATCTCAGACGTAGACGCCGCCTAAATACGCTAGTTGCAACGCCAGGCAATATGTCTGTGCTAGCTTCTCAGCATGAGCGATAATCCACTGTACACAACCGAAGACTCCGACGACGTTAAGAGCAGCAAAAAGGCTGGTCAGCGTGATGGACTTACTTCTTCTATAAAAGAAGAGACACAACTTGACCGCTTGCGTTCTGTTGTCAAAAAGAAAGTTGAACGCCCTGTTGTTCATATTCCTGTCACGGAACGTGATGGTGTGAGCATTAAGGTCAGCCCAAACATTACCCAGTCACAGATGAAAAACTGGAGAAAATCTGCTGGCGAAGACTCACGAAACGGTCTTGATGCCACTAAATTTGCCTGCCTAGTTATTGGTAATACAACCATCGGCATCTGTATGGATGATGAGGAAATCTATGACGAGAGTGGCAATAATCTTAACTTTGCTCACCCATTAGTTTTGGAAATGACCGATACTACTCGTCCGGTTCCAGATGCCGTTCGTGCCATGTTTGGTGTTGACCCTCACATCGAATCAGCCGCTTTGGCAATCTTGGACGCCGCTGGATATTCAGATACTGTTGCCGCGGTGGACCCTACGAAGGAATCTTCGACGAACTAGTTGAAGATTCCATAGTCATCTCCGCAGCAAGACTTGGAGAACTTTTCCACGTTAATCCGTTGGAACTCATGAACTTTGACGATAATGACTGGTTGGTCCTTCTCGCCTGTGCTAAAGTAATAAGTAACGACCGCGAAGAGCAAGAGCGCAAGTCGAAGACTTAGGGATACTGCTCCCATAGCTTGACCGCCTTAGACTCACGTGATGTAAAAATCACTCTGGGCAGGCTATATGGCAGACGAAAATATTAATGTAAAAATTAAATTTGATGCCCAAACTGGTGAAATTCGCCGTGCGATTGCAGAAATTGCAGTTTTACACAAAAGACTAGACAAGCTTTCTAGCGGTAGAACAGACAAGTTTGCCAACAGCACAAACAAAAGCCTAAACAGCATGACCAGTGGCTGGAAGAGAAGTTTTGACGCCATAGACAAAGGCGCAAAGATGGCAGGCAAAGGCCTGACCAAGTTCTTGGGAATGTCAGTTAAGGGTGTTGTTGTCGAAATGGCAATACTTGGCGCAACAATGATTGGCATCCATGCATTATTTGCTGCAGGACAATTTCTGGTCAAAGCCTATAGGGGAGCCATGCAGATGCTTGCGTCAGGTGCGGCGGGGGTGGTTGTTGCAATATCTGCAGCCTCGGCAGCCATACGAGAACAACAAGCAGCAATATATGCCTACAGGGGCAAGGGTGCTCCAGCTTTTGGGTCAGCGATGAATCAGACCCGCATGGCGATGAGAAACCTGCAATCCGATGCCGCTCTGTCGAGCCTTGGCGTAGAAGCACTCAATAAGGCATATGGAAATATGTCAAAATCAATGAATACCAGCCAAATTAATCAAAGTGGTGGTGCAATCAAGGCTTTGATGGACTTTGGTTCAGCAGGTCAAGACCCAGCCAAGGGGCTTGAGCAAGTATCTGTAGTTATAGCCGCACTTTCTGATAAAAAGAAAAACATCAGTGACGTCATAACTGAGGCAAAAAAACTAGGTCCAGAGATGGAATCGGCTTTAAAAAAGGCGAACGTTAAGACAAAGAAACAATTTCAAGAACTCCTGATGTCTGGAGACCTTGCTAAAAAGGGTGGCGTCTCCGGTCAGTTTGACGCAGTGAACAATACTTTGATTAGTCAAATGAAAGGCTACTTTACCCGTTTACGTGGCGAATTCGCGGACTTTGGCGACATGTTTCTTGAGCCGCTAAAAACTGCATTTGCTCGCGTGTTTGACAAAGTCAGAACCGACTTAGCGCGCGTATTTGCTGCAATCCAGTACAGCTTTGGAGCAGAGGAAGGAATAAATAACTTTGCAAGCGCTATAGAAAAAGCATCTGGCTGGCTAGTGAAAATGATTCGCGAATACCTTCCTACTGCTGTTGGCATGTTCGACAGAATCGGTGACTGGTATACAAAATTCAAGCGTGGTTGGAATCTTGTTCTAGATGCGACACGTCCACTTATCGACGGAGCAAAGGTTCTATATAAGGCCATGGACCCGATATGGGATTCCATCAAGGGAGGCGCTCAAAACCTTACGCTTTTCAAGGACCTCCTGGAAGAAAATAGTTTTTTTGTTGAAGAGTTCGGTCAACGCATAGCCGACATCATCGACACCCTTTCTGAATACTTTATGGGCCTAAAGAAAAACTTTGCCCAAATGGCTCCATTTATAAATGACCTTTTAGCAGGCCTTAATCAGGTATTAAAAGTGCTTACGAAAGTAATGACCGTTGGAGCCGGAAGCGGTCTTGGGGCAGCGCTTGCCCCACTAATGGGTGCTGCTGTTTTGGGACGAGGATTGGCCGGAGTCAAGGGGCGCTTAATGCCCAAGTCCGGAACCCATACACAAACCATGAACGTAACGGCCAACAGTGTAAATATCGGCAATGCTGGTCCAGTCGGTTCCGGTCGCCTTTCTTCTGGCGCAACGTCAGCAGGAGGTAGTGGTGCTCCTGGTAGTTCTGGTACGTCCGTTTATCCGTCGTCAAGAATAGGAGGCGGAGCGTATCGCGAAATGAGAGATGACCCATCTCGTAGATTTTCCCAAAATATTAAAGACGGATATCGCATGGGGTTTCGCTCAAGTGGTTCAACCCAAAGACACACAGAAAGATTTACCAAGAGGCAGCAAATAGGACGAGGAGCTGGATATGCGGCATTTGGGCAACCCAAAGACCCGTATGCATCCCCGACCATTATGGGTCGTGATGGAAAACCTCAACCAAACCCTCAGTACAATCTTGCACAGTCTGCTCGTTTTCGAGCCGAACAGTCACTAAATGGTCGCTCTAGAGACGAGTTGCATCAAATTGCGACAGGCAAAGGCATTACTGGCATAACTAAAGAATCTACAAGAGAAGAAATAAATCGCCAAATACTTGCAAAAAAGGGCTCAGTTGCAGAATTCAAAAACGACCCTCGCCCTGTCGGAATCGGAACAGGCGTTTCAAACGACCTTAGACGTGCAGCAAACAAAACCAGGTCAGGCATAGATAGGGGAGTTGGTGTCGCTAGAGGCGGAATGGCTTACCTCAACTCTGGTGCGTACGACAGCGAAAAAGGTGAGTTCAGAGATGTAAAAGCACAGCGCGACGCACTAAAGAACAGAAGATTTGGCGTGAAAGGCGACGACGGAATAAGAAAAGGAGGAACTGACTCGCAAGGGGGCCTGAGAAAACTTTCGGGAAGATTAAATTACGCCCGCGATATGAACAGAATTACGCGTAACGACAGTAAATTCGGAGCAGGCACAAAGAAGTTCAACAACAGTATGGGTGGTCGCGCCGGTGTAGGAATAGGACTTGGAATGGCAAGTCAGTATGCCCCAGAAGAAATGCGTGGAGCCATGGCTCTTGGAGCAACCGTTGCCACCATTAACCCAATGCTTGGACTTGGTGTTGCTGGAATAGGTGGAGCCATGAAGGCTCAGGGCACAATGAAGGGTGCGATATCTGGTGCTGCTGGTGGAGCCGCTCTAGGCGGAATGCTTGGGCCACAAGGCGCGGCTATTGGTGCTGGAATAGGTCTACTTGTCGGCGGAATAATGGGAGCCGTAAATAAAGGAAAGGCTCAACTTGCTGCAGCTAAAGCGACAGTCATGGAAAGCTTCGGGCGTCTTTATATGGAGACCACGAAAAGCGCAGGAGCAGCATTTCAGAAAAACTACGAAGCTTCCCAGAAAGGTCAAAGCCTGGCTGGAAAAGGTGCAACCATGCTTGGAGTTGGAGCAGGTTATGCAAAAACCCAAGCCGGTATTCGCAGCTCTATAAGTGGCGCAATAGCAGGTACCGGCGGAAGCTACATGTCGGGTGGGAGACAGGAATTCGAAGACCCCGTAGCCGCTCTTGAGGCGTACTACAAGACTGCAGAAGGAAAAAAGGTAAGCGCAGAAGACCAAAAGACACAGAAAAAAAAGGCGACTGGCACGCTGCGCACAATGCTAAAAGAAACTGACCCGGCTGTTCAGAAACAACTTGGGGAAATAGACAAACAAAACACCGCCAGAATAGATGCGTTATCTAGAGCTACTGGTAAAAGTGGTGCAGAACTAGAACAAATGGCTAAAAAGTTGGGTATAGACCTCTATAACCCAACCGTAAAGTACAACGAACTTCTAACAAAATTTACTGAAGGCATCATAAAAACCGGAGCAGCCCTGAATGATGCGTTAGTAGATACTTTTCTTACTGGAGCAAATCCCTTCAAGGAAACCAGAGAAGCAGGAGAAAAAAGCGCCGCTCTCAACCAGAACGTAGCCGGTTTAGGTGATGTCCTTCGTAAGAAGGGAACAAGCAAGGCGGATAAATCAAAAGCCATTGGCGCTTCCTTTGAGCAAATGATGCCGCAACTACTGGCAGTAAATGGTGGGGATGCGACAAAAGCCTATCTTGCCTATAACGAAATGTTTGGTCAAGGAGAAGAGGGGGGGGTTTTTGCAAAAGGCGGAGCCCTGGCAGGACAGGGAAAGACCGTCTTGGGGGATAAAGATGTTATAAAATCTCAAGGTTTGCTAAAAGAGGGAATGGTTGGCGAAGCTGCTACTCAAATAAGCGCAAGACTATCCAAGAAGAACATGACGGTCGACCAGGGAGCCCTGAAAGCAGCTCTCGCTAGTAAGAGTCCAAAAGAATTGGCAGCGATACTGGGCGATGTTTCGACGTTTGACGAGGCAATGGACCCAGAGCTTGCAAAGCGCGGCGTAGACACTAACAGACTAAGAAAAGGCTTAAAAGGCGAAACTGCAGCAGATTTAACATCAGGTCTTGAGAGCATCATCGGGCCCGGTGTAGCGATTACTGCTGAAGACCCAAAGAAGCTTGACGCAATAGCTACTGCGGCTACTGATTTTTCTACTTCTGCGACAGGTCTAGAAACTGCTATTAATACATTTAACACCAATATGGAAGGCTTCTTCAAGGCCCCTCTCGGCGAAATGCCGGGATGGTGGGAAAAGGGTCTGGTATTTGATGGCAAGACTCTTAAGCCGGCCAACGATACATCTACCCCTCGCGCGGGTGGCGTAGGAGACACTGCAACAAGCAAACTTTCTCAAACAATGGGCCGTCACGCTGCTATGAACGGTCAACTAACAGGAAAGAGAACAGTCACTTCTTCTCTCAGAGATTACGCACTTGGTTCAATAAACTCAGACCACGCAACTGGTTCTGCTTATGACCTCACAGGACAGAACCTAGGTCAGTACGCAAAGCTTGTTCACGCGAATGGAGGCTTTGCTGAGTTCCACGGTTCCATGGCTAATCGTCATCTCCACGTTGTTCCTGGTTCCGGCATGGGTGACACATCAACACCTTCACCAGTTTCTACATCATCTAGTTCCGGTGGTGGAACCAATAATTACTATACATTTGAAATAAATGGCAACAACGCTGCTCCTGAAGTAATTGCCAATATGGTCATGGCCAAGATTCAAGAAAAAGAACGTTCTGACAGGCAGAGAAGATAATGGCACTAAATAGCATTTCATACATAACTGTCGGCTATACCGAAACAGACAACGCAAGCGTTAGAAAAGGCTATCCAATAAAGCAGCTGTTTAAGCAAACAGTAAACACAAACACTCCAGTTTTCCCTGCTTCCTATACTCCTGTTTCTACTCAAAAATATTGGCTTCCCTTTCTAAGTGGTGCCCAGCAAGACTTTAACTTTATTGAGTACACGGTGGGTGATGAGTACGGGTGGAACGATGCCGACAACCTCCGAGCACCACAGATACCGTACTCAAACCCAAAAACAACAAAATACGACGACTTCGTAACTGGTCATAAGATTGTTTTTGCTAACAATATATACGTAGCAACGCAATACACGTTTGAGTGGGGTCTTACCAAGTTTAAAAGCAACACGAATCCTTACAAGCAATCACGAATTAAAAAATGGCGTAAATTTAATGACACCGATGATGACTGGTCTCAATACTGGTATCATCCTCTCCTTAAATTGTTTTTTCTCTTAGACTCCACAGATGCAATAGCGGAACTTCCTAATTTTGACGAAGCCTCACAGTCAAAATGGGATAATTTTGTTGGTGATTCAACTGATATGAATCTCGAAAACTTCGACTTAGCTCAAATTAGAGAATTGACATCTGGCGGAACTTCCAATGCGGCTGCAACGAGCCTGGTTGCTTCGCTGTCTACAAGAAATAACAATTTTGCATCTACTTATATTGTCAATACTGCAGTAAAAGCAAAAAGCGCAACAATTTCTGTTTTGTCACCTACACAAACTGTAAAAGCATCATCAAAACCTGAATCGCCAAAAATGATTCAACGCAGAGCAATATCTAATTCTACTGAAAAAACGGTCCTAGATGAGTACGAGTTCAACTTACGTCCCAACAATATCTCATACAGCAATATTGGAATTACATGGACGGAAATTGAACGTTTAAATAATTATGGATTGGTTGACTATAAAAACAATAAGCTTATGAAAATTTCATTTGAATTTGTTGTTGAAGCTCATTCAGGAGATAAATCAAGCATTTACGAATCATGCGAAGACAAACTCGCAAAACTTCAGAGAATGGCAAACACTCCAGAACTTGTAATATTTAGAAATTTTGACTCCCTGTTTAGCGGCAGCACTGCAGTCATAGAAGATAAAAGCTATAGGGAATGGGCGATTTTTGATATGTCAATCTCTTCTATTCAAAGAACTCCCCTTACCTCCGTATCGGATGGGGGGAGCATAAGTCGCGCTACCGTAAATATGACAATTCAAGAAGTGCGTCTCAGCCCTGACAATGTCATTTTTATGCCAAAACTTCGTAAGGTTCCGAACGTACCGAACGCCCCAGGAGGAACTCCCGACCCAGAACTGTGTACCGAACTAGCAACAGACTCTTCAGAGACAGCTCGCTCGGGCGGAATTAAACTCAGTCCATGTTGGTACAAGAACCGAGGAATGGCCGTTCCTGCGGAGTAATTAGATTATGGCTAAATTATTTTTACCATCCAGCGTAGATAGTTTCGGAAGACCTGTAGGCAGTTCTGTCAGGTCTAACTTTCGAGGACCTTTTGAAAGAAAGTTACTCATATCTTCCCTGCCTGACAATTTGGTGTCAGACATTTCTGACAAAGTAACCGCGTTCTCGGTTAGTTACTCAATAAGTCAAGCTTCTGAAATATCGTTTGATGTTGTAGATGTTGATTTAGAGATGGCAAGAAATAACTATTTCATACTTGGAAGAGATATAATCTACGAAACACAAACTCTGGGAAGAGTCAACTCGTTTACTGGTGAAGTAAGACAAGTTAGACAGCTCTTCGAGATAGCTCAGGTCACCTCAGCACAAGGGCCGGGCGGAAGTGCCATATATAGTGTTCAGTGCTATTCAAAAGCTGTTCAGCAAATGAAGAGAGACAAGACTCCAGCAACAATCAAAGGCAATGGCAGTCAATATGTTAAAAATGCTGCAAAAAAATATGGCCTTGATTTCTACTGCGAAGAATCATCTAAAGCAAAAAATATTACTAAAGCAAAAGGGTCAAAACAGTCGGAATCCGTTTGGGACGTTTTGGACAGGTTGGCAAAAGATGCAAAATTTGTTTTATTCGAAGTAGATGGGGTTTTAGTATTTGCTTCGGAAACGTTTTTGCTTCACAAATGGGGAACAAATATAAGATACATAGACAGAAAAGTAATCGACAAGAAAACCAAGAAAAAGTCTATAAAAAAACTGGCCAGAAGATTCATCCCCCTGCAGTGGCCAAACAGTGGTCCCCAGTACAACGGAACTTCTGGTTTCTTTCGTCTTATCGAAAGACCTACGATTACAAAGTCCGCAAACGACCCTTACGCCGGAAATGGAAGCTGTTTGGTTGAAAGGTTTAACGGCGTACAGATTCGGCCAGGAATGACTGCCTATGTTGGTTATGTTCCCAATTCATCCGGTTACTACTTGGTGGAATCCGTATCATTCAAAGAAATGACGCCAGACCCTGTTGCTGTTGGTTTCAGAACACTGACTCGTGACGAAGAAAAAGAAGCAATAAGGCTCTTGCCTTTAGGTCAGACGTATCAACAAACATTTACGAGGAATGCTCCTTTACGAACAACAAAAGAAGCAGCTCGTAACGAGCTAGGAAAGCCAATAGTAAACCCCTCCAAGGATAAAAGAATTACTGGGAACAATTTTCCGACACAAGAGGACCCACTTCGTTATCCAGACATGGAGTACGCAAACATTTCCCGCACGTATGCATCTACTTATGGAAAAATACCTAAGAGCACGAACAACAGAAACTCAGTAATACTAACCGGGAACATAGACCTATGGAATAGGCCTATTGTTCTTTCCGTAAGCAACGGAAAAACGGTCGGATATCACACTCTTTTTAGCGTTGAATACGTTTATGCAGAGGGTTCTTCCTTTAAGGCAGCAGTTCTACCAACCGTATTCACAGAAGACGGCGTAGCTGTAATAAAGACATATGACGAAGTTGTAGCAAAATATTTAGCCGATGGCGGATACTCTGGGTCAGCTAAATATTTAGCCATCATTGAAGGCGGGTCTCGACAAGACGCAGTACTTAATGGGCGAGATTATGGCCTGCTTCTATCTATACAGCAGTCTGGCGTGATTGAAGAACGTTTCCCTGGCATTAGTTTTAAGAACTTTGTCAATACTCCAGGGGGTGTAGATAGTGAATGGTAATACACGATTTTTAATTAAACTTGGCATAGTAAGGTAACGGCCATGGCAGAAATTATTGACAGAGTAAAATCGTCATCCCATCCGCTTGCCCCAGGTCGAATCTATTCAGGCTTGATAAAAATGGTTGATTCGCGCGGTGCCGTAACTGTATATATCCAAGAACTGGCGTCTTCTTACGAAAAAGTCGTCCCTCTTAACACAAACAGTAACTCGATTCTGGCTGTTGGAGACGTGGTTAAATGCACGTTTTCTAACGAGTTCTTCACCGAACTTATCGTTTTAGGCTTGGCAAACATTAAAGAAGCGGCGCAAGCAGGGGTGGCCATATCCGATACTGCTCCTTCAACTCCATCCTCAGGAGATTTATGGTTCGACTCAAGTACGAGTACGACTTTTATTTACTACGACTCGTCATGGATTGAAATTGGACCACAACCACTAAGTATTGTTGGACCGAGTGGGCCATCCGGTCCTGCCGGTGGACCAACTGGACCTACGGGCGTCTCTGGTGTTAGTGGTGTCTCTGGAGTCAGTGGCGTTATAGGCGCTACTGGACCTACTGGACCTACCGGTTCAACAGGACCTACTGGACCCACTGGCGTCGGCGCAACTGGTGCAACTGGTGCAACTGGTGCAACTGGAGACTGGTCAACGGCACAAGAAGTTGTTTTATTTACGACTGGAAACCTAACTTCATCCAGCGTAGGTAAATTACTTTACAATACAGCCGCATGCACCCTTACTGTAAACAGTTCTACTGGATTCTCAGTCGGTCAACGAGTAGACCTTGCCCGTTTAAGTAGCGCCACCTTCACTGTTGCTCAAGGTTCTGGAGCGACGGTTAACGGAACGCCTGCCCTTACTCTTCGGGCGCAGTACTCAGCCGCTTCTATTATTTGCACAGCCAGCAACGTTTATCTCGTTGTAGGGGACCTTGGTTAATGCCGTCAACTATTGGCATTGTTTCTTCTGGCGCAGTAATAATTGCCCCTGCTTGGACTGACAATACCATCAGTTCAACAATGAATTTAACAATTGCTTATTCTGATGCAGTAACTGCGTCTGGCACCCCTCCACCAACATACTCGGTAACGTCTGGGTCTTTGCCGGCAGGCATTTCTCTTAACTCATCTACGGGTGCGTTAACAGGCACACCAACCTCTCCTTCTTCTTATTCTTTTACAATAACTGCAACGAATGCTGGTGGTTCAGTAAGTCAAGCCTTCTCAATAACAGTCGGCACTGGCATAACTGGAGGAAGTTCATTTATTGACAGCGGCGGTAGGCGCTACCATTTCATGACAGCAAACGGGAACTTAACGAGTGTTCGTAGTTCAGCCACTTCGGTCAATGTGCGCGTACATGCAGGGGGAGGGGCTGGGGGCTCCTCCGTTGGTGGCGGGGGTGGTGCCGGTGGATTGACAGCCGTTGACCAAACCCTTCCCGCTAGTGGTTCTCTTGTTGCGACAATAGGGGGAGGCGGAGCGCGTCAGACTTCTTACTTTGGCGGTCAAGGAGCAAACGGAGTAAATACTGTTGCAACCGTAAATGGTGGCACCTACACGGCAACAGGAGGCGGAGGCGGGGGCTATTATAATGCCAATGCTCCTACCACTGGCTCTTCTGGTGGTTCAGGTGGCGGTGGGTCTAGTGGTGTTAACTTGAATAACTTTTCGGCGGGAGGCTCGGCAACGCAAGGCAACGCTGGCGGCAGTGGTGCAAATCAAACAAACGGCTATTATCTTGCTGGTGGTGGCGGTGGGTTTATTGGAGCAGGAGGAAACGCGGTTTCTGGCGTGAATAGTGGAAACGGTGGCGCAGGAGTTTCTTTTTTGAGTACCTTTTATTGCGGTGGAGGAGGAGGCGGTGGCGACAACATTGCTGGAACCGGGGGAAGTGGCGTTGGCGGAAACGGAACTACCGGGAATACAACCGGGGTAAGTGCTGCTGCGAACACAGCAAGTGGTGGTGGTGGATGCAGGAATGCGTCAGGCGGAGTTGCTTCCGGCGCTGGAGGAAGCGGAATAGTGATTGTGAGTTACGCAATATAATGGCACACTGGGCAGAAATAGATGAAAACAATATAGTTCTACGCGTAACCGTAGGTGACAACAATGACCCCGACGAAGGTTACCAGTGGTTGATGGACAACCTTGGGGGAACATGGGTGCAAACTTCGTACAACAACAACTTCCGTAAACAGTTTGCGGGCATCGGATTTACGTATGACGAAGTGAGTGATGTTTTCATATCCCCTTCTCCGTTCCCTTCATGGTTACTAAGTGAATCATTTGACTGGGAGCCACCATTTCCCAGACCAGATGACGACAATTTCTATTTGTGGGATGAAGAAACATTGTCTTGGGTTAATCCTGTAGAAGCGCAACAAAGCCATGATGGTATGGGATAATTGAAAAATGGATTCTCTCGCTTTTCCAATAAAATTTGACAGTACTGGTATCAAAAAACACCAGGACGGAACAACTGACTACTACTCTCAGTTGCTGTCTATTTGCATGCTCACAGAGCCAGGAACCCACCCGATGACCCCTGGGTTCGGAGCTTTTGACCCTGTTTTTCAAGAGATAGACAAAAACGTGTTTATTCTTAACGCTGCTCAGTTCGTCCCAGAAATTACGATTACAGCTATGGATACAACAGGCGTCGAACAGTCCTCTGGGTTGGCCAAAATTTCAGTAGCTTTTGAAATAGCGGATTAAAGGACAGAACATGCCAGCAGATTTTAGTGAATACGTAGACCTATCAATATTTGACAAGGAACCTGGAGATATCTATAGAGACTCCATAGAGCTTGCTCGTCTTTCCTTGCCTGACTTCAATCTACGTCCGGGAACTCCTGAAGACGCGATGTTTCAGGCTGCTGCATACGTCAGTGCGCTAAACATAAACGCAATCAACAGACTACCAGACAGGCTCATGGCGGGCATTGTTCAAATTCTCGGCTACCAGCGTCAAGAAGCCATTCCCGCAGAAGTAGACGTTGAGGTAACCATAGGTTCTTACGAAGGTGGAAACATTCCTGCTGGAACCGTATTTGTTTACGATTCTACGTTTGAAGACGAATCTGAACAGTACGCATTTCAGACAATATCTGCCACAACGGTTCCTGCAGTTGCAGAGGGCGTAACCACCTATCCGTCGGCAGTAGTAACGGTCCGTTCACTAGAACCCGGAATTATTCCTCCATTAGTGGCAGGAATAGAATTAAGCATAATATCTTCTGGAACAAACATTATTGCAGCCGAGATTGCAACTACAGCAAACTTTGCAAATGGTTTAAATGACGACACCGATGCAGACTATCTATCAAAAGCTTCTACGTATCTTCGTTCACTCAGTTCAGTCCTGGTAACCCCTTCTCAAGTTGACGCCTACCTACTAACAAACTACCCAGCTATTGTATCTAGGGCAAAAACACTGGACTTAACCTACGGGGATGACAGCACCGATGCAGACAAAAATCAAAACCTGACGGTATATCGTCCGGCTGGAGTAATTAAAACTTTTGCAGATGGAACTCTTGCAACGATAGAAACAGAAGCACCTCATCTTTACGTAGTTGGCGATGTTGTCGACTTAGATGTGTTTAACTCATCAGTAAGTGCAACTTTTAATGGCGAATACACAATTACTGGTAGAAGCGACACGACTTTTAGTTTTGCAAAAATAGCAAACTCGGCAAGCACTGTAGTTACAGGTTCAGCATATGCTGGTCAAGATGTGACTGGTTACGTAGCCGTTGTTGCATACGGAAACGGTAGTGAACTAAGCGATATTGAAAAAGGAAACTTAGCTACCGCTCTAAGGGAAAGGTCTATAGGTGGATTGGTTTTAGACGTTATTGACCCAGCATTCGCAACACTAGAAATTACTGGCTCGATAAAACTTAACGAAGAATACGAGCAAGCAGCCCTCATAGAAACGATAGAGGACATTATTGTAGACTATTTAAGTCCACAGTCTTTTTCTTTAAGTTCAGATAGAATAAGACAAACTCAAGTAATTGCCTTGATTAGCAATATTCCTGGCGTTGTTTACGTTGAGTCCTTAACCCTGACCCCGACTGGCACTCAGTGGCTTCCAAAGTATGGAACGGACCTTTTGTTTAGATACAAAAACGCTCTTCCTCTTTTGTCTCTTGATGATATTGATATTACATATGCGTCAATCAACGTTGGAACGTAGCAATGGCCAGCACTTTTAATCTTTTACCAGACAACAACGCACTATTGGTATTCTCCTCACAGCAGGGTGAGTACGTAGGTATATCTTCTCTTTCTTACGACTGGACCGCGTCAAACGCAACTCTTTTTATAACAAGCTCAGAAGCGGTTGTCAATACTAGATACGTTATGCAGTTGGCACCGAGTACTTCGAACGACGTTGTTTTAACTTTAAATAACATTCCTCTTACTCTTTCAGACAATGGACGAGCCATCTCGGCAAATATAAAAATGAAGGCCAACTCCCCGATTAGTATCTCTTCTCTTCTTTATATAGATTCTGCTTCTGCTTCATACGACCCTAACGTTCAGTCCATAAATAGTGGTAAATATTCAGCAATTCATACAAATCAGGCTTCTGTTCCTGACGACGGAAATGCGCACACTGCAACAATGAAGTTTACGATTTCAGGCCAGGGTAGCGCAAACATTTATGCAACACTTCCTCACCTCATACATGAGTTAGGTTTTTATAAAAATCGTTTTGTTGGCCGAGCAAGAACGTTCTTGCCGGATTTTTACTTTGAAGTTGACTCTTCTCAGTTATATCCATCTTTTCCTTTTTTCAGACTTTTAGACATCCTTACCTCGGCAGCTGGGGAAACGTTAGATGAGCACGACAGGATGTACGGGGTTGAACAACAACAACTTCAATCTCCTTCACAGGTAGCTGAATATTGGGCGTCTAGTTCGCTTGTCTCGACTCGCTCTGTGCGCACCGACTACATACCGTGGCTGTCTCAGTTTAATGGTTCGTTAATAAAACAAAATATTTCAAAAACTGACGGAACACTGTTTTTTGACAATCCCAGAATCAAAAGAGATTTTCTTGAATGGCAATTAAGTACTTCGCATTACGGAGCGGCTGCAGGAAGCAGGAATGCCATTCTAGAAGCAGCGCGACAGGTTCTGATAAAGACAAAAGACGGAAACCCTAGCACTTTGTCGGTAGCAGTATTGCCGAGATATCTAGGCGACCCCTTTGCAATCCGAGTTGCAACCCTTGCCAACGAGACGCCGGACGCCGAAGAAGGAGAAGTCAGCTCGCTGGTGACCCAATCGGTTAACTGGGCAAAACCAATGGGCTATTCAATAACTGTGCAAACGTTTGACGAATTTTTCTTTTCGTTTGACGACCCAACGTTGGGTGCACTAGACAATTTCAGGTTTGGTTAAAATGATACACTCATCTATGAGCAATTTAGGAGAAAAATAATGGCTGGCGCAGGAGTAAAACTTTTTTTATCTGGCGAAATAGCTTATGCGGCAGATATAAATCAATATTTAATGGACCAGTCCGTTTCTCTTTTTCTCAACGAAGCAGCACGAAATAGTGCATTCGGAAACGGAATACCGATAACCCAGGCGGGCGGTGATGGAAAGCCCCTGCTGACTGCTGGAAGAATTTGCTTCCTACTGGAAGCTGCAGGTAGCACGGTCGGAAACCCTATTCGAACTATTCAATATTACGACGGTTCAACGTGGGTCGACTCGGGACAGTTCACTGTCCCTGATGGTGCAGTAACGTCGGCCAAACTAAACGCTGGAGTAGCCGGAAGCGGCCTGTCAGGTGGTGCCGGAACTGCACTTGCAGTCAATGTTGATGATTCAACGATTGAAATCAACTCAGACACACTGAGACTTAAAGATGCAGGAATAACATCAGCAAAACTTGCTTCGGCAGTAGCCGGAAGCGGCTTGTCTGGTGGTGCTGGAACTGCGCTTGCGGTCAACGTTGATGGCTCAACTATTGAAATCAACTCAGACACACTGAGAGTTAAAGACTTAGGAATTACGTCAGGAAAACTTGATAACAATCTTACTCTTGCAGGAAATGTTACTGGAAACCCTGCCGCTGGAACAGTCTCAACTGGCACTAGCGGTTTTGGCTATATGGGGCTACCACAAAACGCCACCACGACAGGTGCTTATCGTCTAGTTGCGGCCGATGCTGGAAAACACATCTACTCAACAGCAACTCGCACAATAACCATTCCTGGAAATGCTACTGGTAATACACCTCAAGTTGCTTTTCCAGTTGGGACAACAATCGTTTTTGTTGCTGGTTCTGGCGCAACATTAACTTTATCAATGGATGGAACAACAACAGACACATGTTTACTTGCAGGTCCTGGAACAAGCATGACTGGTGGTACAGGCTCAAGAACTCTTGCGGCATTTGGCATGGCAACTCTATTAAAGATAACCGCAACATCGTGGATAATCAGCGGTAACGGACTTACATAATGACTGGTGTAATTGGAGGAATGATTGGGGGCATGGTTACTGTCCCAAGTGAACCGACTGGTCTTAGTGCAACTTCAAATGTAAGCACACAATCTGTTCTTACATGGACTGTTCCAGCCAGAAATGGTGGTTCCCCAATTAAAGATTATGTTGTTCAGTATTCAACTTCGGCAACATTCGCTTCTGCCGTTACTACATTTACTGACGGTGTTAATGCCTCAACAGGGGCAACCGTAACTGGTTTAACTAACGGAACCACTTATTACTTCCGAGTGGCGGCAGTCAATAGTGTTGGAACTGGTTTATACTCGGGAACTGCTAATGCCACACCTTCCACTGTTCCAGGTACGCCGACCAATGTTCAAGGAACACCAAATGGAGTTACATCATCAACTGTTACATGGACTGCTCCGGCCGCTGCAAACACTGGACCAAACTTTACTGACATAACTGGTTATAAGGTTGAGTACGCTCTATCGCCTTATTCAAGTTATACAGAGTTCACTGCGGACACAGGAAATGCCAATACCTCAATATCTGTAACTGGATTAACTAACGGAGAGTCTTATAGGTTTAAAGTTACGGCAAGGAACATACCAAATGGTTTAGGCACTACATCAGCACCATCTGCAGTTGTAGTTACGAACATCGTTCCTGCCGCACCAACGATAGGAACCATGACCCGTGGTACGGCTGCTAGCACTACGGATACGTTGGCTTGGACCGCGCCCACCGCAAATGGTGGAAGTGCGATTACTGGGTACGTCTATCAGACAACAACTAACGATGGTTCCACTTTTGCAACTGCAGTAGCAACAACCAACGGCCTTACTACTTCTCAACCTTTCAACCCCGGCTACACGACAACCGTAACAAAAGTAAGAGTAGCAGCAGTTAACAGTCTTAACATTCCTGGTCCATACAGCGAAATCTCCGCGGTTGGGTATGGTGGTTGGGCGTTGGGTGCAGCATCCGACAACACTGCCTCGTGTCCTTCGGTTTCATGTTCTTGTGCGGCATGTGATTGCGGCTCAAGTACTGGTACAAATAGCACTCAAACAAAAACCAGAGACTGCTATACCTGGACAAGAAGTGGTAATGATGCGTCAACTATTTACGACTCAAATGGAACAACCGCCTGCACCTCTGCTTATTCTGCATGTTCTGGCGGAAGTTGCGTAAGTTGCTCCAGTTGTGCGTCTTACACAAGCGCAGCCAAGACCGGCGACTTCAGTCAGGGCGGAATTGACTACACCTATGTAGGTCCTCCCGGTACCTACTATGCGTTCCCTAACCCGAACTGTTCAAGTGGTTGCGACTTCGGCACTGCCTACTATTCTGTTACGGTCTGCAACGGTACAAATACCATTACGCTTACCGATGCTGGTCTTTGTTACAATGCATGGGGCGACCCGTGTTAATTTCTGTAAGGAGAATTTATGTCTGATGTAGCAATAAAATTTTTAGTTGTTGAAGTTGACGGTGAAGCCGTGCTTAAATACCCATTCCCTGTTTTTCAGGGTGGCGACAATCTTCAGATGATGGAAGCAGTTCTTGCATCCAATCCAGTTCTTCGTCTTGTTGACTCTGTTGAAATTGGGGATATCTGGGATGGACAGAACTTCGTACCTCCTGTAGAGTAATCACATGGAAACTCCTACCGTATTCGCTAGTCAGTCGAAGTTTGCATAATGCCATTTCTTGGTGGAAGAGGTCAGGCTTCTAGGGGCTATTTTGGTGCAGCAACAACACCTGGCGCACCAACTTCTGTTGTCTCCACAAAAGGTAACGGAGAGATATCTGTAGCGTTTACTGCTCCCAGTTTTGATGGTGGACTTCCAATCACTACTTATCAGTAC